CGAAAAAGGAAAATATGATCCACGAAAGAATGAAAAATCAAAATCTTATATAGTTCTTGGAAAAGAAACAATGTGTGGGTTATATGATTCTTGGTCTGGCGGTGGTTCTGTATTAGAAGTAGAACTGGATAAGGATGTTAAACTTCCTATTAAATATGCAATCTTTTGTGTAGAGGGATGCAAAATGCATGGATATGATATTGATGAAGTTTATGGACTGATTGATAGTTGTTGGAAAGAAACAGTAAAGGAAATAAAAGAGGTTGCATAAAACCTGATGAAAGAACGGTTTTAAGAATAGAAAGTGAGGAAGATATTATGAGATACTACGAAACAAAAATTGGAAAGATTATTGAAGAAGAATTTGATCCACGGATGGGTAATGCAGTATTTGCTTATATAATGAGCAACGGAATCGATGCAATTAAAGAATATACGGATGAAGAAATTGCCAAAATCAAAGGCAATGTATTATGCACAGCGGAGTTCAATCAGTCATTAGTTAGATGTGCTAGAAGAATCTGTAGGGAATGTGAATGGATTGAGATGATCGAATTTATTCGGCTGCACTTATGGTGTACTCCAACGGTACATGATGTGTATCTGTACAGAGAAGATTATACGGAAGAAACTTTTGCTGAATTATTAAATTCACTTGACTTAGAAGAAGAGGATGTAGGAAACGAAATCAAATTGTTCGCAGTTGTTGATAAAGAATGTTTAAAAAGTGATGGTGAATAATATGAAAAATAATAATCAGTTGTCAGAGCAGAAGTTAAATGATATTGCAATATATATGGATGACAACATCAGGGAAGAGTTACATTTCAGGCTTGCTCCATGTGAGCCTGATTTGTTTTTACGAGAATATGTAAAGAGAAATCCTGCTTTTGCGGAATTACTTAAAACTGAATTTGGAATTGAGGTGGAAAGCAAATGAGATATTTAACCTATTACAAAGAGTATCCAATATATGAGCCAGCAGAAGGTGGATATTATTACGCTGGAAATGAAGTAGCGAAAAGCGAAAGAATGTCAAAGCGAAAATGTAGGTCACGTTTCAATGAAATATGGAAAGAATGTGAAAAGGAAAACATCGAAAATGGATTTACAGAAGATGTAGATTGGGCAGAGGTTTATAACCGAACTGGAATTCATCCATGGATTAAATTTGATGATAATTATATATGCAAAGAGTCAAATTACGTTGGCCAAGGCGAAAGTTATGTAATTGAAAGAAAACTTGGAAGTCAAAGAAAAGGTTGGGAACCATATTGTTAGGAGGAAAAATGGTATGATGACAGAAGAAAGATTCAAACAGACAAATTGGAAAATGTCTTATGAGGAATACAAAAAGTGTTATTGTCCAGGCTGCAACAGAAAGGATTGTCCACACAGAGAAGCTTTTAGGAGAGTGCCTGTTATTGATGGTGGTCTTGGGTTGTGTCCAAACTTAAATGGAAAATAAAACAATGGGAGAATATATAAGAGGTAGAGAAATCTGCCTCTTATTTTATTGGAGGGAAAGAAAAATGAAAAGATATTTATTATGTGCTTTAGATGATGAGAATTACACAGAACCTGAATTCTATATTTACGATTCAAGGGAAGGTGCATTTAAAGATGCAGTAGAAGATTGTATCAATGCAGCAGATGGTGGAGATTTCCAGATGAAAGTTGAAAACAATCAGAATCGTATTTCTGTTAATTTTGATTATGAGAAGTTCTTTGTTACAGAAATTAAAGAACTGGATTTGGATGACGGAAATTATGCGATTATTCGACACCATGCTTATGAAGGTGTTGGTTTTGAAGTATTATTTCAGGGAACATACGATGAGTGTGTAGAGAAACGAAAAGAATTTATCAAAAAGGCATTTGAAGAAAATGATTATTCTGGTGGAGATAATAGTGATTTCGATATGGAAAATGATGCTTGTATTGATACTGGTATTGAGTGGGAAATTTACTCAATTGTGAAACTGCCGGAAAGTGAGGGATGAATATGACGACAATAAAGATTTATTGTAATAAGCGAAATCATAATAAGTATATTGAGGTTCGAAATGATGGTCACTATCACAATTCTGTGCGGCAATACATGGAATGGAAAGATGAAAATGTGAAAAATCTACTTGGTGATAGGCGGTTGCACAGATGGAAAATAAAAAATTTACAGGCTCTATTAGAGGATTATGAGGAGGTGTGAGTATGGAAAAGAAAACATTAAATATTCACGAATTTTTAAAGCAGTTTGAAAAGGAATATGAATTTCTGTATGACCATAATGATAATGTTGCTGGTGCTAGAAAAGCGGCGGATGCATTTGACGAGTTCTTAAAAACGCATAAGGATTTTGTAAGTGAGTTCGTAAGGTTCAGAGGAGATTTTATTTCCAGCGATAGGGAAGCAGCTGCGTTCATGTTTGCTTTAGAAAATATGGGAGGTCTGGATTGATATGACTAACGGATATGGATTAATGAATAGTTTAAAATTAGCAGAGAGAATTATTGATTGTATTTCAGATGGTTATGATGATGAGGAATACAGAGAAGAGGCAACAACTGCCTTATATAATGAATTATCACAGATTAATAATACCAGTAATATTAAAGCTGCATTTGTAATGTTATGTAAACGAATTGAAGAATTAGAAGCGTAATCGGAATAAATTAGAAGCTACAGAAATGGAGGAATAAAACATGAATAAACAGATTCCTGAATATACGATTATAACACGGAACAAAGTGTTAGAAAACGACATAGAAGATGTATTAAAAGAGCAGAATGAAAAAAGAGAAATTTTAGGACTGAATGGAAACGAGTATATTTGTCATTTCTTTGGTGCTAGTCCTGAGTATAAGTTAATCCCAACTATTGATATGGCAACTGAATATTTGAATATAAAAGACGGTGCAGATCTAGTTCAGTTCTGCAATGGAAATTATGGATTTGTAGCATATTGCAACGGAAAAGAAGATGCTTTTGAGATAATAGGATGAGGCATGGTCTTCTTTTGGAGAAGGTGAGGTAAATATTATGAGTAAATGGAGCGAAATAAGAATTAATTTTTTCGATGAAGAGGAAAAGAAATGGTCTGTTGATGCATGGGAAACAGACGATGATAACGAAGAAGGATCTGCTATTGCAAAAATTGATTTGTACACTGGAACAGTAGAGTATCTTGATGCAGACGCTAAAACGGATGAGTATGCACAGGAAGAAATAAAAGAAATGTTAAAAAATGGACGTACTTTAATGAAATAATGTGTAATTTGGCAAAACGGAATTAAGACAATTAGAAGATTATAATAAAATAGCAATTTCAAATGGAAAGGATGGTTGATTTTATGAAGGCAGATAAATTAGAAAAATATCTTGATGAGTTATCAGAAGGAACAGATTTTGATTTTAGAATATCAGAAATAAAAAATGATGAAGTTGAGTTATACATGCAGGGAGATAACCCTTGTAATGAGGATTGGTGTACTGAAATTACAATTAAGAATCCAAAGACAAAGAAAGAATTAATAGAGACTTTACACGAAAAGATGTGGGAACTTTATGATGACTTTGATGTTGAAGAAGAAACATTTCTTATGTTAGAAGCAAAGAGAAATGGATTTCAAGGTGTTCCTGATGTAGTCGATCTAGTACATAACGAGGAATACAAAGAAAATGCATTGAAAGAGTTTGCGGAAAAGTTAAGAGATTTATTATAGAAAGGATGGTTGATTGAAATGAGCAGTGCTGAATTAGCAAAACGGATTTTTGATTGTATCTCAGATGGATATGACGATGAGGAGAACAGAGAAGAAGTAGAAGTGAAATTATACAACGAACTATCACAGATTGATAATAATAGCATTATTAAAAATGCATTTGTTGCTTTGTGTGAAAGAATTGAAGATTTAGAAATGTAGAAAGGACTGTTGATGGAAATGAATACATATCAAAAACGGAAACAGGAACTTAGAAATCAAGCTGTCGAATGGCAACTTGATTTTGAAAATCATAATTATTCCTGGATGGAACTTGGTTACTGGCAGAGTTATTTCAGAATATTAGGTAAACGATACGGGCTACTTACTGAGTTCAGAGAGAACGGAATTTGTTAGGAGGTAGATGTAATGGGTGTAACGGATCATTATGATTCAGACTATCCGTTGGGATTAAAACTTGGCGATGATTTTGTGGGGTATGATTATGTTTAAAAAGAAGAAAGTATTCGCATATGAGAATAGTGAAGGAGATAAAGGAATTATCATTGCAAGATCTTATAACGAAGCGAAAGCGATTTTTCATAAAGAATATCCAAAACGGAAGATTGTTGATAACGACAAAGGTTATTGGGATAATGGTGCATATTTATTTGAGATGGATGAAGCTAAAAATAACGAGTTATATAATTGCTTCCCATGGTAAAGTGAGGTGTGTATTGTGAGTGAATTTACATATAGATGCGATGTAAATAAAGATGAAATTATAGAAGCTATTATAAATCACGAAGATTACGATACATGGGGTGATGTAGAATACGGAAATGACAAGCAGGCAGTTGATTATAATATCTGTATTGATAACACTACGGAAGAAACAGAATATTGTAGTGCATTTTATAGATTGTCTATAAATAAAAACGGATATTGGCAACATGACGGATGCCAGGAATGGTACGAATATGAGATTGATTTCTCAGATGAAAATTGGGAAGAGAAATTAAAAGAAGCTGCTATTAAGGCATATAAAGCATTGTGGAAGGATTGACATATGAAAGAGAAATTCTTTGAATATATTCTGGATAATTTTACGATAGACAATGACGGCAGAATGATAATTAGTAATGTTCTTGATTGGATTTGGGTTGAACCATTTGATAAAAAAGATACCGTCAATGCATTGGAGATTATCTTATATGGTATTGGAATTGAAAGAGAAGAGATCGAACGGTTTATTAATTGGGATTAGAGATGAAACAAGATTTTCATTAGATTAAAAGGAGAGTATAAACTATGGCGTATATATTAGGAAGATTGATTTCATGGAATATAAAATTTGAAAAAGTTGATAGCAAATGCGTAAGAGTATATGGAAACTTTGATGGTTTTTCTGTAGTAAGAGAATCGGAACAGGAAAACTATATTGAAGTGGATGGAAGGCTTATTGACTATGAGGATTTTGAAGATTGGCTATATGTTATTAAGCAATGAAATGAGGATTTACTGCGAAGAATGGAGGAAATAATATGATTAAAATAAAGGTATTAAACCATTCGGTTGTAATTAAAGGGAAATCCTTTGAAGAATGTAAAGCAGAATATGACAGAATTTGTGCAGGAATACAAAGAGATTTTTCCACACAATGTAGTTTAAAGGATTTGATATTTTCGGATATGACAATAGCTGATAATGAGTGCATTGCAGTTTTTCAGATACCAGAAAATAAGACGGATGAAAGATGTACTTGCATAGGCGTAACACTTAATGGTGAATGGAAGAAGTATTTTGAAAGAACGAAAATACTTGATTTTTTGAATAGCATAGTACAATGAAACGATGATTTCTTAATTGGAGGGAACGATTATGGAATTTAAAGAGATGATTTTTAAAGGCTTATGTGATGGAATAGTAAAGATTATTAGTAATCCAAATGATGATTGTATTGCTTGCCAGATTGGAGAATTTTGGTTTTACTTTATTGGAAGCGAAGATGAAGATTTAACACCTGATGAAGTGTATGAGTCATATACCAAAGAACAACTTACAGAAATGATTTATTCAACATTACAGGATATGGAAAAGAATGAATTTGATGAAGTTGAATATTATAAAGCATTTTTGGAAGAAAAATATGCATGCAATAAAGAGAAATCAGATGATATGAATATGATTTTATGGAACGAACTAAAGAAACACAGAGGACATAAGGTGAGTATTGTATCATATGGAGATTGGGATAATCCAGCAGACATTTGTTTAGAATGTGAAGATTGCGGAGAAGTTGTACTTGATGCAGAAATTTACACATTATGTGCAAGAGAAGATATCTAATGAACCGTAGATTTCAGAAACGGAGGAAATTTCAATGGATGATATGCAATTTGCTAAATATAGTTGGGAAATTAGAGAAGTATTGGAAAATGTATCAGAAGAAAATCTGAAAACACTTGTTAGAAATGCAGCTGCTTATGCAATTTCAAATAATCGCAGCAAGACAAATTGGATTGCACAAGAATTGTTTGTAGACGTAATTCCAGATGAATTGATAGCGGAAATATTTAATGAAGAATAGTAGAAAGTGAGGTAGATGTAAATGAAGAAATACACGTGGGATGAAATTTATAAGAGAGCAGATGAATGTTGTTTTGGAGAGGATAACTTAAAGGTAAAGGATAATGCGAGAGAAAATGTGCGTTGCCTTGCACTTGAATACGGAGAAGAAGATTTGGAAAAAGCAGAGTGTCCAGAAGATGAAGTGGATTACTATTGTGATAAATACAATATTTTGTTTGATGAAAATGGTCACATAGTTGATGGATATATTGATTATGCCAAACTTGCGATTGCTATAATCAATGAGTTTGAAAGTGATAGAGAGGAATCAGGAAGAAGAGAAATCGAAAAAGGAATGAGACTTCTGCTTAGTAAGTATGTTTCTAAAAATGAAAGAAAAATTATTGATGATGTTTTTATGACTCTTACTGGTTGGAACTTGAAATCATTGTTAGAAAAATCAATAGAAATTGATGATATGGAAGTGTGATGTAGAAATTATGTAGATGAAACAGCAATTTAATAATTTGAAAGGAGATTATACTTATGAAAAAAATTATTAATGGAAAAATGTACAATACGGAAACAGCAGAGAAATTAACCAGTTGGGAACACAGTTACAGATCACAGGTTGATTGGTATGAAGAAATGCTCTACAAGAAGAAAACAGGAGAATACTTCTTATATGGAAATGGTAATGCCGGAAGTAAGTATGCAAGAGAGACAAGTCAGAACTGTTATTCTCCTGATGAGACAATTATTCCTATTACCGAAAGCACGGCAAGACGTTTAGTGGAAAGAAATGCAAGCGTAGAAGAATACATCAGAATTTTTGGTGAACCAGAAGAATAAGAGAGGAGAAATGATTATGTTAGGAAAATATTTGGATATTAGTACATCCCATTTAAAAGAAGAGACACTGAATAGTTTAAGCGAAAATAAAATGCCTTATAGTTATGATTATAAAGAGGGCATATTCATTAGCGTACCTGATAAAGACATTATAGGGAAAGAAATTCGTAATCTGCCATCGGATTTAGTTGTATTGTTAGAATATGCTTGGGAAAATGATGTGCTTTTAATCCGGTTGGATACGGATGGAGAGGTTGTTGATGATCTTCCTGTATACGAATGGGATGAGGTAAAATGAAACGGAAATTTCCTCTGAGGTGATTATATGATGACAGATAAAGAATTGATCAAAGCAAAAGAAATTTTAAAAGAAAATCATATCAATGCTCGTCCTATAGAATTTTGGGAAGGAAAAGATTATTACAAAGTTGCTTATACAACATATGCTGGAAATTTTTATATAAAAGAATTTGGCAAGTAGATGAAAAGCACATTTCCACAGAGGTGATCGTATGTTGGTAAAAGATTTAATTTCTAAAATTGTGGATTCGTATCAGAAAATAGTGATTAATGAATACGAAGGTCTTAAATATACTGGAAGAAGATGGATTGTTGAGCCACATTCTATTGACTTTACAAATATTCCAAAAGATATTTGGAATACAGAAATAAGAGAAATCGTCCCTTATTATGACAGAATTAGTATTGGAATCGAAAAATAACAAACGTGAAATCCATATTTGGAATTGGAGGTAGGAATATGACAAGGTGTTTGATGGATGTTTCAATTCCAGAAGTTAGTAAATGTGCGAATTGTTGCATTTATTGCGAAGAAAAAAGATGTTTGTGAATATAAATGCTATGGAGTCGGAAAATGGAAAACAGAAGAAGAAGTTGCAAAAAATTGCGTGGAATGTTTCGAGTAAAAGATAATGAACATCACATTTTTTGGAGGAGAAATTATGAATAAAGTAAGAGAAATTGATATAACCAAAGAAGATGTACGGTGTTATGATGGAATTTGTGTAGAAGATAATGTTATTAGTATTACATACGAGCTGTGGTTTGATGTTGATAAATTTTTTGGGACAGATACAAGAGATAAAGATGATACCTGGATTAACTTTTATACATATTGGAAACCAAATGGACATGTATCTGCTGAATATTACTTAGACTCAGATGATGATTGTAAGGTATTTGATTGGTCTCTTACAGAAAATGAAAAGGAATTCTTTTTACATAAAATGGAAGCATATTGTAAAGAGAAAACTGGTAAAACTTTATCAGAGTTATGGGAATCATGTTAAGCATTCTTGGAGGAAAATAATATGGCAAGATTTAGAGTTAAGTATAGATCAATTGATTATTTGTATTTAGATGTGGAAGCAGATACATTAGAGGAAGCAAAAGAGATTGCAAAAAATACAGATGGCGGAGAGTTCATTGATAGCGGAATTGGCTATTGGGAGTATGATCATACAGAGAATGAAAAAGGAGTTGTGGTTGATGAATAAAAAGAAATTATTACATATTATTATGAGCCGCTTAGGTGATAACTGGTGTAATTCAGGTGTAGGTAGAAACGAAAAGGCTTATGCTTGGACAAAAAACAAAGCTGCAGCAGACGCTTTAACTGAAATTCTCCATGATTTGGGTTGTAAAGAGTTCCATGAGGAGAATGTAGTAAATCCAGATTATAAAAGAGACGATATTTTTATAGGCGAAAGCTGGTACGCATCTTTTGATGAATTGTAAACAATTGAAAACCGTGTTTTAAAGGCAGATGAGAATAATCATTTGTCTTTTATTTTTAGAGAATATACTAGCAGGAGGTATTTGGAAATGAGAAGAACAGCAAGTGAAATTAAAAAGCAGACGGAAGAATGGCTAGATGAACGGTGGATGATCACAAATATGGAAGATGCCAGACCACAGGATATGAGTTATTACGCCGGTGCTTTAAAGGCATTGGAGTTTGCTGGATATGAATGGCAGAGAGATACAGAAGGCAAACATACATTATATAAAGGAGCGTGATGATATGAATAGAAAAACACTTTATAGAGTAGTTTTTCATAATGAATTAAATGATGTTTATATAAGTATTGCAATGGAATATAACAAAAGAGATTTTTTGTTGGATGATTATGGAGAAAAATTATTAAATACAGATCAAAGAATCGAAGCTTATGATGAATTATCAAAATATGTATCGGAAGACTTTATTCACGACACAGTAATAAATGAGCTGGTAGAAGCTATAACAAAATAACTGATGAAAATTGGATTTGGAGGGAAATATGATTTCGAATGATATCGAATGTTGTGCTAATTGTAAGCACCGATTAGACTATCCACGGAACAATAAATATGGAAATGTTGATCATCTTTGCATTATTAGCGGATATTTTATTATTGAAATTTATAAAGATAATAGAAAAGTAAAAGGATATTCGCCTGGTGGCAGAGAACTGGAATGCAAATATGAGAGAAACGATAATATATTTACATCTCAAAAGTAGAAAATAAAAAGTTAATGGTTACAAAATAAGATAAAAGCGGTATAATAAAGTAAAATATGTAACATAAAATATATAATCAAGGAGGCAATATTTTATGATCGGAACATTAATATTTTTAAGCGTTTTAGGTATTAGTGGATTGAGTTGTTTAAGTGACAATCATTATTGTAAAAAGACAAGTATTCACAAAGAGGGGAATGATACTGTATGGTATGACAGAAAAGGTAGAGAGATTAGGAATGGAGAATACACCACTTATAGGATAAGAGAAGATAAATATGGAAATTTTGGTGGACAGGTAGTTGGGTTGAAAACTGGCACAGTTTACGAGGATAAACTTTCTGAAGAATATGCTTTTCATAAATCAGAAGAGAAACAATGTTTAGAATTTGCAAAGAAAAGTGATAATCTTGCATACAATAAATATTATCCTCAATATAATAAAGCTTTCACAACTGAAATAAGTACAGGAAAAATTATTTCTTGTCTGTGGGAATATAAAGAATTTCCTAGTGGTGAAACAAAATTTAGAAAATATTATTTTAATCCAACAACTATGAAATGGCCTAAAGGAACTGCTCCTGGTGATATGGGAATAGAAATCACAAGAGATGAATATGCTCGGTTAAGATGTTTTATGTGTACTGCAACTACATTCCCAACAGATTATGAAATGAGAGAAAAAGTTGGAGATTGGATTTCACAGCCACTGGAAGTAAGAAGTAAATATAGTGCAGATATGGCAAAGTAAATATAATTAAAATATGGCAAAAGGAGAATGAAATTATGATCGAATTAATTAGTTGGGCAATTGCTTTAGGTATTGTTTATGGACCATGGATGCCATGGAATAGACGGTAAATAAAACTGAATATAGAGAATACATGTAGGAAGGTTGTAAAATGCAGCCTTCCTATTTTAGTACAGAGAAAGGGATAAAATAATGAGTGTAGAAGAATATGTTAGGAATGCAGCTAAACGGAATGGTTGGATTAAATATTATATGTTGGAACGCCCAGTGAGCATTGGAACTCAGCCGCAGAAAGGATTCATGGATTTCATAAACTATAATAGCAAGACAAATGTAAATGGTATATCTGCCTGGGCGGAAGTATATTATGATCGGTTGTTAGGAAAAGAAGAATTGGATGAATATGAGATGATGAAAGGAGAAGAGTTATGAGTCATATTGTAAGAATTATTTCAGAAAGAGAACGGAGACAACAGTCAATTTATGAACATTGTTTTCATATTATTGGCGCACCATATTATGAAACGCTTGGGTTTGGATGTGATAAAGAAGGCAATTTAACTCAGACGGATGATATGGAAAGTAAACTTAGAAATTACAATGATTGTGCCGATCATCCAGAAAAATGGGAAGATATGGGTATACGAAAAAGGTCTTGGTGGTATACAGAGCCAGCACATGCAAAATGCAGCTGCGGGTATGAGGTTATCCTTCAGGGAGATACATATTGTGATGGATGCGGACAGTTGTACAATCAGTTTGGACAGGTGCTAAAAGATCCAAGTGAGTGGGAAGAAGATTGGTAGAGAAATCTGGTGGCTATAATATTGCAACCTATGTTATAATATTTATGAGAGGTTCGAAATATGATGAAATATTTTTCAAAAACAGGTCAAGAGTGGGATGAAATGGCCAGAAAATAAAAAGAAACTCTTTGTGTGCGGGGAATACTATATCTCTAGAATTAAATCAAGGATCAACCCCGCCAAAGAGTTTCTGAAAACATTATAACATAACTATCGAAAAAAGAAAAGAGGTAAAATATATGTCTTGGTATGAAGGAAAGCACTCATGCGGTCATGAGGGTGGTATAGAGCTTGTGGGCACAAAATCCTACAAGGAATGGAGGGCAAAACAGTATTTTTCCGATTTGTGTCCAGACTGCAAGCAAAAAGAAAAGGAAGAAAGAAATAAAGAGATTGCAGAACAGTATGATATGCCCGATCTGAGCGGAACGGAAAAACAGATCGTCTGGGCAAATACAATAAGGGCAGATTTCCTGGACTATTGTGAAAAACACGAATTGGCGGCAGAATTCTTAATCAATACAAAAACTGATGCAAAGTTCTGGATTGATAATCGGGATCATATCTGTGATAAAGAGTTTGTGCTGTGTTATGAGGATATTTTGGAAAGAAAGCTACAAGCATCAAGGTTTCTGCCGGAAGATACGATCATACCCACAAGCCAGAAATATTATGATACAGTAGAGATTACAGAGTATGTAGATTTAGGTGGTGTTGATCGATATATAAAGCTTTGCTACATGAAAAATAGCGATTTCATAAGCCTTGTTAAAAGTAGAGGATATGAATGGAATCAGTACGTAGGAGGATGGTGTAAATCATTGCCAAAAATTGTAAAACATGATTTTGAAAATGAAGCGATTGAAATAGGCAAAATATTGTTAGATAATAGGTTTTCTGTTTGCGTTCACGATGAGAATATAAAAGCAAAATTAGAATTGATTAGAGAATAATATAATTAGGAAATAATAGATTCATTTGGAGTGGAATTGTCGTAAGGCAGTTCTGTTTCTGATATAATGGAGAATATAATATTGAGGTGATTTGTATGGAATATCCAAAAGAAATTTACTTGGATGGTTATACATATACGCAAATGTATGAACATGAAAAAGGTGGAATGTATTATCATTCAGAAGAATGCAGCGATGTTATTACAGGTTCATTTATTAGTTTATATCCAGATGGAAGATTAACATATTTATGGGATGGATATGAACATGAATATGGAAAATATGATTTTGAAAATAATAAAAAGATTGGAGGATTATAAATATGTTATATACAATAGTACATACAGTAATTAATAATAAAGGAGAACACCCAGAAGCAAACGCAAGGGTGCTTGGGATATATTCAAATGAAAATGTTGCTATTAATGAAGCGGAAAAATGGATTAAGAATACAAAGACTTCTGACATAAATGTAAAGAGAATAACAGACACAGAATGGTATTTTTGGTATGAAGAGAATGGAAATAGCTATGGCGGTTATGTAGATGTATATGGAAAAAGATTAGACGAGCCAATTGAATAAACCAATGAAACCAAGTTTTCATGTGAAAAGGAGCTGATGACATGAAAGAAGTATTAGAACAACGATTAGCTGCTAAAAAGCGAGATTTGGAAAATCAGCAGGAATATTTTAAAATTGATATAAAGAATATCGAGCAGTCAAATTATGAAGACAATGCTATCAATGCATTATTGAATATGAAAAAACTGAAAACGGAAATTGCGGAATTAGAGTTAGTGATGCAGTTACAAAAAGCAAATGAAATCTAGGTTTCACTTTAAGAGGATGTGGTAACATAAAAGCAGATAAGAAACAATGGATACTTGAATATATGTCACAACATAAGGAGGAATTTATTGATATTGTCTCAGAAAATTTTGTGAATGCATATATAAATAAATTCAATCCGAAAATAATAGAATGGTATCCATATGGAACGCCTAAAGTACCTGAAATTGGTAAGTTGCTTGTAGAACTATATAAAGAAAATAAGGTGAGTAGATATAAACATTATTGTGAAATTTGGCAAGACGGATATCCAAGATGGTTTTATGTTTACTTTTTAATAGACAATGAAATTTAACTTTCAAAATAAAAAGAGAGAATCATATATAATAATATGGTTCTCTTTTACTTTACATATTGTATTGTGCGTGATAACATAACGCTTAGAAAGGATGTGGTCACATGAAAGATACATATTTAAGATTTAGGTGTTCCAATAGGACTAAAAATCTCGTTGAACAAAAAGCAAAAGAAAATAATCTTAGTATAACAGCATATTTGGAAAGTTTAATTATGGAGGATATTAATGATATGATGGTAGTTATAAATTTTGAAATTACAGATGAATTATATAACAGAATGGAAAATGAACCAACGTGTTATAAATCAACTAGTACAACAGATAATGTAGCCAATTTTTTCTTATTTACAGATATGGAGGTTTATGATGTAATAAGAAAAGAGTTTAAGTTTGAGGAAAATAATATTAATTCATATACAATTGAAGAATGGCTAGAAATTGTCTTAGAAGAAAAAACTATTGATTTTATGGGAAAATCATATAATTATAGTGATAGCATTGAAAATGTAATGGAAATTATAGATAGTCAAGGAATTGCTGAACAGGATTATAAAAAGTGGGATGAAATATTATTGGATTATGTCAAGGTTTCAGTAGTTACAGAAATAGCGGCAGACCTCGAAGATAATTTGAATAAATTAAGCGATTCAGAGTTTGATATGAAAATTATCAAGCAAGGAATTGACAGGGTATATAATAGATAACTGTAAATTCGACTTTCATTGGTTTAGAAAAGGAGAATAGAAATATGAGATGTCAATGGTGTGATACAAAATTATACAACTTAGATTATTATGGAAAATATGATTTTGATGTATGCCAAATAATTGCAGATGATGATTATACAGAATTGTTAATGCTGTATAATTCTAAAACAAATAAATTTGGAATGTATGCAAGCGGAGAAAGTGAAGCAGTTGTAGATATTAATTTTTGTCCTAATTGCGGAAGGAGATTGAGGTAATATGAATGAAAAATTAGAAACAAAGAAAATTATTGCAGAAGAGATTCTAAATCGTATGAATGATCAAGGTGCAGCAGATGTACTAAGAGACATTCTAAATAATAATAACAATAAAATTGATTGGGATAAAGCATTTGAATCTATTCAAAAGCATATGCCAGAGTTGAAAATATTTGACTGAAATGACGATTTCTTGGTAAATAGATTGGAGATGATAATAAAATGGTAAAATTAAAAGTTGGTAGAAATATAATTGAACTTGATGAAAAGGATCTAATTTTAGATAACGGAGCTTGTTATCAAATTGTTACTAAAAGAGTTGGAGGATCTGATTGGTATTATCCGGTAATGAGTAAAAAATTGTTTCATGATTTAAAAAAACTTGAATTAATTTTCACAAGTGAAGGATTAAAACAAGATGCTATAAAGAAATATGGTACATCGGCAATAACTTATTGGAAATTCAACATTGAAAGAATGCAAAAACTTGGATATTAAATCCAAAGAAAAATTGCTTTCAAGGTAAAGAATGGAGATGACAATATGACATTAAGGGAATTAGAATTTCTTGAAAATATAAATAAGATCGATGAATTGATAAATACGAAAGATTTGTTAAATACCAAAGATAGGACGTTACTTTATGGTTATACATGTGCAAGAGAAACATTTCATGTATATTTGAAAAATAATGAAATTCATATAGTTATGTATAATAACGATTATAGTGGAGACTATACAAAGCCAAAAAATATGAGAGAATTGGCAATAAAATCAAATTATGATTATGTGCCAGATAAAAGACTATATCCAGAAGCTTGTGATTATGAATTTTGCAAGTTATTGAAGGAAAGAGATATTAGTTTACCATTTACAGGATTTAATGAAGAAAGAACTATTCGGAATTATTATGGATTTACTTTAGAAGATATGTGATGAAAGATTGTTTTCATTTATGGAGAAAATAAAACAATATGATTAATTTAGATACAGAAGGATTTGAAAATCCGGAAATAGCTTTAATGGAATGCTCATGTTATATTTATAATTGTTTCTCAACAGAAACTAGAATAGTCATTAAAGAAGATTGGGAAAGATCCGGTGGAATAAAAAATATGCCGTGGTGGAAGTGGTGTTAGAACATTGTCATGTTTCATATGATAAATAAGTTATTAAAACGGAGGTTTTATGGAAAAAGGAGATCTGGTAAAATTCGGAACCAAGAAAGCAAAAATTATAGGTAAATCAATGAAGGGTGGACAAATACGATATAAAATTCGACAACTAGATGACTGGGGAACTATAGTTAATAACATCCACGAAAGAGAATTGACGAAAATAAAAAGTTGATTGAAACAGACATTTTAAGTGAAAATGGAGATGGTTAAATGGATTTAGATAATATAACCGATATTGAAGTTTTGAAAAGTGCATTAAAAAAGTACATGGTTCAAATGAAAAAAAGATGCACATTCAAATGATGGCACGGATTATCTTTTTAAAGAATGGCTTTGGTATTATGTTACTCAAGATGAAACAGGTGTGACAATTTATTCAGATAATATGGAACACGATTGTATTTTTGATTATGATACCGCAAAGAGATATTTAAATGTAGGATAAAAAATTAAATAAAGGTTGGTTTCATTAATGGCTTTGTGTATTGAGTGTGTATAAAAACGTTGACATTACACAATAAGTGTGTATAATATATGTATAAGGAGGCAGACACCCATGAAAAGAACGGAATTAGTCAGTATACTAGAAAAAGGTGGTTTTGTCTTTGAGAGACACGGTGGCAGTCATGACATATATGTTCGGGGAAACGTGAAAGAAACAATTCCGAGACATAAAGAAATTGATGAGCGTTTGGCAAAGGCAATACTAAAGAGAAATGGACTTTTATAGTCCATTATTTCTTTAGTATCATATGAATATCAATAATTAGAGAATGGAGGTTTAAAAAGATGAAAAATGTATATCCTGTATTCTTTACAAAAACAAATGAAGATATATTAGTTGAAGTTCCAGATTTTGGAATTTTAACAGAAGGTAAGGATATGAATGATGCCATGAATATGGCACGAGACGCAATTGAATTAAAATGTGTATCAATGGAAGATGATAAAGAAGAAATTCCAACACCATCTGAACTTAAAGAATTAAATCCGGCAAATGGAACCTTTGCAGACGATGGAGAAACCGTGGTCTCATTTGTAGATATTGATTCTACATTATATAGAAAGAAAATTGATACAAAAACTGTAAGAAGAAATGTTGCCTTACCAAGCTGGTTAAATTATGCTGCGGATCAAGCAGGAATTAACGTGTCACGGATTTTACAGGAAGCACTTATGAGAACATTAAAAGTGGAGAATAGGATGTAGCTTAATGGAAAATTATATAAATTCTCCAATCGCTCGTCAGTGGACTGATCAGGATATTATCAATGAGTATCAGCGCTGCCAGGATAAGAAACAGGTGGCGAAGATATATCTGATCAGCGTAAAAGAAGTTACGGAGATCCTAAAACGGAATAAATATGGTTTTATGTAGAAGTAGAGAAAATCTACTTCTATTTTTTTATGCAAAATCAGAATGGATATGGAGAATACATAGATAGGAAACTATCGGAGGTAATAATATGAAATACATAATCACTAACGGAGAAAAATATTTAAAACAGAATCCTCAAGCTGGATATTTGGTTGTGGATAATTTTAGTGATGCATCAATATGGCAAGTAAAAGAAAAGGCAAACAATGTAATAAAAACCTGTCCATTATGTAGGACTTATGATATGGAAACCATTGAACTTACAACAAATGATATTGAAGATACTCCTATCAACTATGATTTAGAAGAAAAGATAGGAGAAATTGAACGGTTTACGGAACAACTTCAAAGCCGAAGAATTATACTTCTAAAGTTGATACAGAGAGAAGATTTAAAAATTGTAGACATAGAACATGTTGCTGAGTTTAAAAATTTAGGAGCTGCGGCTGGCTATAAGATTTACAAATTACTACATGACTGCAAATGCAGAAGAAGGGATTATAAAAATGAGCTGAGGCAGATAGATGGTATTCTTGGTAAAACATTAAATGCAAAAGGAATTATATGTATGAAAAAAGCAATAAAAAGTGTACAGGAACAGAAATATGAGCCTCGGATTTTAAAAGAATTATTTCAGTAAAGGAGAATGATTATGGAAGAAAAAAGTAGATATGCAACAAAGAAAAAAGGTAAAACAGAAGTTCAGCCATTATGGAATATGGAAGATATTAAAGCGGTTATAGAATGGTTTGAGAAAAAAGAAGATTGGGATGGATATTTTATCACCATGTTAGAGCTTCTTCTTGGTAGACGTATTGGTGATACTATCTCTATGAAGTGGTCTGATCTGTATTATGAAAACGGAAAGAGAAAAGAAGCAATTAACACTATTGTAGAACAGAAGACAGGGAAAGTCACTGAATTGCCAGTAAGTCATATGACATATGAAGCAATGGATATTTATTTGGACCATACTGGCGTTGATCCAATGCAGCATTACGATGAATTCATTTTTAAATATGAAGCGAAAACTGCGTGGATTCAGAGACATGATAATCCTGTGTATGATAACACAGATATAGAAGAATGGTGCAGATTCTTAGGAAAGGATTTCACGGAAGATCGTAAACAGAAAATCTTAAAGGATTTTGAAAGGCAAAAAGAGTATAAAACATTAGGTGGCTATTTGTATTATGAAGTAGAATGGAACGACATTGTGAAGTGGCAGTCTGATGATTATAGGAAGAAACTAAAACAGGCTGCGAAAGCTATTGGTATCACAACTCCAGTCAGTACACATAGCCTTCGGAAGTCGCTAGGATACTGGGTATATAAAATGCATATGTTCGATCCCAACTGTTTATTAACACTACAGAAACTCTTTAACCACGCAGATCTTCAGACAACTATGATTTATATTGGTTTAGTAGAAGAACAGAAGAGAAGATATTTGGAAGATCATGGTGAGTTTATCAAGAATGTCCTGGCTGGTAAGGGAGATGAAATCATCAAAAACATGCCGGTCATTTCATTAAAATCAAACGACTTTGGAAATGTAATTATGAATGTTATCAAGGGAATGCAGGAAGGCAAAGAAGCAGTTGAGGTTTACCAGATTGCTATTAACATGGCAAATGAGAAGCGAATTGCGTAAAAGGAAAGCGGTGCTATTTTTTAGCATCGCTTAACTCTTTAATTTGTTCTAGCAATTTATCATATTTTTCATTTGAAATAATAGTATGTCTGCGCATAAAAGAATGTACTATTTGGTTGGCAACATCTTGAGCTATCTGCGCCATTTTTTCTTCGTCTTTTGTATCAACATTTACTTTTATAGGAGTGCTTGGATCATTCGGATTATTTAAACTAACAGTAAATGTTGATCCCGAAGAATTTTCTTTTGGATAGGCAATGTCGAAAATAGCGTCAGGAGAGTCATGCCATTTTACTATGTCATCATTAACAAGAATATCATTTGGTGTACAGTGAAAAGTATCACATAAAGAAGTAAGGACATCAAAATTTATTCGTGTCGTTTCACTAGAGTATAATTGTTTTGCAGGATTATAATTTACACCTATTGCCTTAGCAAATTTGTTGATATTACCGTCAAACATGACATCTACATATTTTTTTATATTAAGTCTATACATGCATAACCTCTATATAAAAGAGAAAATTAACGTCTACAATAACAGTATACAATAAAAAAGTGAAAAAGTAAATTAATGTCTACAATAACACTTGACATTAATTGTAGAGTGTAATATACTAAAATTGTTCAAAGAAATGAATACTAAAGGAAAGGAGGATGCAGAAGTGGAAGGCGGTTATAAGAAGTTTGATGTAGTATTAGTAGATTTTGGTGAAGAAATATTAGCTGGCGAACAAGGTGGCATTAGACCGGCAGTGATTGTACAGAATAATATAGGAAATAGGTATAGTGTTTCTACGGTTGTGATGCCGTTTACGTCACAACCCAAAAGTTTAAAGCAGTCTACGCATTCTCTTTTTCCTGCGAATGAAAAATATGGTTTAACAAAAGACTCCTATCTTTTAGGAGAATGTATTAGACAGGCTTCTGAACGCAGAATTATAAAAAAAATGGGAACCATTTCTGACAATGCTGGTAGAGAAGAAGTAAAAAGAGTTTACTTCTCAAATTGGGGAAATGACTAGGAGGATATTATGGAGTATATATTAATGACAGTAGAAGAGGCAAAGAAGATGGCAAAAAAAGATGCTGTTGTTCTTGTAGCAGTAAATGATTTAGAAAATCCCAAGGATATAAGTGAATTTTCAAAGAAGAGATTTTTTGAATGTGAGAAAATGATTAAGGAAGCAGAAACCATCGCATCGGTCTGTGATGATTTTATTAGGCAGCTTAGATGTTATACGGAAAGACAAGATGCATTTCCTGATCTAAGACTAAAAGGGAAGGAGAGTGTGATCCTTTTGCGGGAATAAAATAATACCGAACAAATGTTCGATAAAGTAGTTGACAGAACAAATGTTCGGCTATATAATAGCAAATGTAAAGAGATTCCAGAAATGGAAACGGAAAATAAAAAAAGACTACCATCTGATAATGTGGTTGCCGCCACAAAACAGATATACGGTAGTCTTAATACATAAGCACCCATCAAGATACTATGCAATACATATTATACTTTGTTTCATTTTATAAATCAAGTTAATCAAAGCAAGTATCTGCTGAATTTTTCCAAGATCTTTATTTTAAACAAGAGAATATAAGCATAGGGCTGTAGTCAAGCGGTTAAGACACGACACTTTGACTGTCGCATACGTGGGTTCAAATCCCACCAGCCCTGCTAAATCTTTGTGGACGCACAAAGGTTGTATTTAGTGTACGCAAAATACAAACGTAACCCGTGAACAAAAGTTTCGAAATTCCTAATTACATTACAAATCACACAATCGGTGGTCAATAAAAGGCTGCCGGTATGGATCGTTAGCTCAGTTGGTCAGAGCAGTTTAACAAGTAGAAAACGCAGGTTCGAGTCCTGTACGATCCATTGACGAAAAAGGAGGGGGAGAATAAAAATGGACTATGTAATCAGAAATAATAGGGGAGTTTACATCAAAATTGATTCTGGTGGTAGACCAGTATCATGTAATTTCAAAGACAGAACACTTATGGATCGTAACAAGGCGAGAAATATTTTAAATTCATTACCGAAATCTTTAAAGAAATTGAATTTTATTATGGAAGCGATTCCTGATATCCCTCCTAGAGTAATTGAGACTCCACAGACGTATAAACCTTCAGAAAATATCACCAGATGGGTAGAACAGTTTGGGACCTGCGGAGACATCTTTAATTCAGCTGTAAAACGCAGTAATGAATTAATTGGCATCCTGTATGATCTCGACAAAGGATTACTCAATATTTTACATTCAATTGAGATTGAACCATCAAAAGATTTATATACCGGCTGGCAGCTCTATAAGGCAATTCGTGAGAATCGTACTAAGAGAAGAGAAACGAAAGACGAAATTCAGATTATTCAGAATGTATTATCAAGTATTAATCCTGAATGTGTTCAGCGTGAGCGAATCCAGAAAGCCGTGGATGGACTTTTCCATAGAAAATATACATATCGAATCATCGAAGGATCGGAAGATGATGAGAACGAAACAGAAATACATAACAATTAGGTAGGGATTCAATATGGGGAAAGTAGAAAAAATAAGTCTGAATGAAAAACAGATGGAATTAGTTACATATTATTCTGAAAATGATATGGCGAGATTAAAACGGATTTGTAATCCAATCATTAATATGAAGAACGTAGATCAGAAGGATTATGATGACTTGTACAGTGATGCACTGAAAGTTCTTCTGGAAAGTGTTCAGACATTTGATGAAACAGCAGATTGTTCCTTTAATACATTTCTTACAGGAAATATTAAACGGTCATTCTATGATTGGAGCCGTGATCAGCTGACTTGGAAGCGGTGCAACCTGGAATATGAAACAGATGAAAATGGAGAGATTAAAAAAGATAAGAATGGAAAACCAATAAAAAAGAAAGTCTATGATGTTTCTATGGATGTTCCATTGGAAGATGGATCTGATTTAAGAGAAAAAATCCCGTCCAATTTCAGTGTAGAGACAGAACTTGGATTAAATGGAGATGATTCTGTAGAAAAGGTAAATATACTTCTTGATAGTATGCCACGGTTACAGAAGCGAATTACTATTTTGAAAATGAGGAAAGTTCCTGTAGAAAAAATTAAGAAGATCTTAGATATATCGCAAAGCGATTATGAAAACGCAGTAGAGCGGATTAAGAGAAATGAAAATATGGAAATGTTTTTAAAAGACACGAAATATAATATGGAGGAATATGATATGAAAGACAGAGTAATTGCTATTAGCGAATCCGAAGATTACAGAATGGACAAATTACCAATGTTCACATTATTGCAGCAGAAAAAAGATGGTGACATTAACTGTAAATACATTTTACAGAGAAAACCATTTCAGTGGTCAGAAGAAGAAGCGAATCGTTATTTCTGTAGAATATTAAGTTCTCTTCCTGTTCCTGAAATCGTTTTATGTGAGCAAAAAGTAAAGGAATTGATTATTGCATATTTAATTGATGGTTTACAGCGTTTATCTTATGCGGAGGCATTTAGAAATAATCGTATTAAAATTGGAAGTGTAGGTGCAGAAAGACACTTAATTGAATATAGAGAATATTCTTTAGACGAAAACGGAAATCGAATTTTAGATGACAACGGATTTCCAACTTACGAATTAAAAGTATGTGATGTTATTGGAAAATACTACAAAGATCTTCCTGATGAATTAAAAAAGAGATTTGATGTATTTAATTTCAATGTGACTAAGTTTTTTAATTGCACGGATCAGCAAATTGCGGATCACCTTCGCGACTACAACAACCACTCATCTATGAACAAGGAGCAGTTGGGACTGACCAAGATTACTACCGTAACAGCTGGGAAAATTAAGAAAATCTCTGAGAAGAATATGTTTTTCAAAAATTGCTGTAAAATCACTACAACTAATGAGACTAAAGGTAAACTGGAACGTGTAGTTGCCGAAGCAATTATGCTTTTGTTTCATAAGGACGATTGGAAAGCTAAATTGGAAAATGCCTATAAGTATGTAGATGAAAATGCTACAGACGAAGAGTTTGAACAGCTTAATTCTGATTTAAACCGTTTGGAATTAGCAATTGGAGAAAATAATAAGGAAGTTACCAAGTTATTTACTCCAGCTGCCATTCCAATGTGGGTAGCGGTATTCAATGAATTTACAAAGTATAACATTGAAGACAATAGATTTGTAGATTTTCTTAATGCGTATGTAACCGATTTAAAGGATCGTACAGTAGATGGTGTAAGCATGAAAACTTTTAAATCAGAACAGAGTAAAAAGAGAACTACCATCATGGGAAAAATCAATCTATTGGTTACTCTTATGAAGGATTATTTACATATTGAAGAAGTAGAAGAAACAGAAAATACATATGAAGAAGTAACTAATGAAGAAGTAACTGAAAACGAGAATAATACAGTAGAAGAGACAACAGAAGATAATGTTACTACAAAAGAAACAGAATCAGTAGTAACTGAATCACAGTCAGAAGAAGATTATGAGTTACAGTTTGTAAAAGAGGTAGCTGATCCAAATGTAGAACAGGAAGACATTGAACTGTATAAGGATTTTATTGACGACTATCTTAAGTTAGACTCCTGTGTATACAAAGTTGGTATGCCGGTATTGTTAGCACTGATGGCATATGCTTGTAATGCAGAGAAAGACGAAGAGTTTAGTGAATGGCTCAATGAAATGGAAAAACAGCATAGAATTTTCACAGGTTCAGAGAAAGATAATTATGAGAAGTTGAAAGCAGAATTTCTTCAGTTTTTAGATTCTCATAACAATAAAGCAGCGTGAAAAATACATAGAAAGAGGTAAAAGAAAATGGCAAAATTAACAGGATATTATGCAGTGGCAGAAACGATTCAGAGTGGTGGTAGATATTATTACGCAATCTATGAGGATTATGTTTGTTATCAGGTAGGAAATAAGATTTTAGTTTCAGGAGCATGTCACAATATCTTGGAAATTACTTCTATTCTTACACCAGAAGAAGTAAAAGGCAAGGTAAATATCACAGCAGAAGTTATTTGTAAAGTTGATACAGAAGCATATGAAAAACGTGTTGAAGAACGCAAGAAAAAGGTACAGCTTAAGAAAGAATTGGACAAGAAGTTAAAAGAACTTGTATCTGAAAATCAGTATGAGTGGGCAGCAGAAAAAGATCCTGAGTTCGCTAAGATGTTGGAAGAATATAAAAAGATTGGAGATTGAGATATGAGATATATGAATACAAAAGAATGGTTCAATACACTTGGTAGTTTCTATTTGCCTCGTGAGTATAAAAATCATCTTATTTCAGAGAAATGTTTAGATTATGATGATTTACCAGAAAAATTCAATTATAAATTATTATCAAAAGAGGAGCGGAATATGATGAACGCAAAAAATATGGATGTAAGAGTAGTAGTAGAGAATAAGGTAGTGGAGGTAACATTTATTGACGGAGATAAACAGAAAGCAATCTGCCAGGAGCCAGATACATTTAGTTTAGAGATGGCAATTTCAATTTGTATTACAAAACATCTGCTTGGTGGTACAAAAGAATACAACAAGGCAATTCGTAATGGTCTTAAGTGCTATGAGAATAAGTTAAAGAAAGAAGACGCTGAAGCTAAAGAGAAGGAAAAGATTGAGAAACGCAGGGCAAAATTAGCTGCTTATAAAAAGCGTAAAGCAGAGAGACGCAAAGAAGAACAGATCGAAACTCAGAAAGAAGCATATCTGAGAGCGATGAGAGATTTTAATAAGGAACTTTCTGAAGCTAGTTGCGAATAATACAATGGGCGGTAGAAATGCCGCCTTATTAGAAAAAATGCATAAGATAGGAGAAAAATAAAATGGTAACAGATGTGACTTATGAGCTGATGAAAATTGGAAACAATCTGACGGATGACACAAAGGCAAATGTAAATACTGCCGTGGATGACATTAATAACATCGTCAGAGAGATGATTGAGTCAGACAGTCAATTTCAGTTCAAAAAAGGAATTTTCCGTAGGCAGTACAATGCCGATGTGGAGTATTCTTCTTTCAATACTATTAGGATTCATGTGAAAGATGATAACAGAATCTACTATATTTCAGTAGAGAATTTCCTTAAAGTGCTCTCTTTTAGGATTTGGAATGAGATCGAAAGATGCGGCAATGGGTTCTATTTGTGGTTCGATAAACAATAATTTTTAAAAATAAATATAAATATATGGAGGTAATAACATGACACATGAAAAGATAAATATTTAAAAGGAGCGAAAAATGGGTGAATTGAATTTAATTCAGATTGCAAGAGAACTTTTAGCAATCCATGAAGAGTTTCCTTATCATTTAAAAAATTATGATGATAGCAGTATTCGTGATTTTGTTATGGAAACCTTCACACAGCTATGGGGTAATACAAGCGGAGGTTTTGAAAGCATGGGTGGTGCGGCAATGACTATTCAGAGAACTTATGTATTTATACCTACAGTTAATGATGAAGATTGCCAGGTATATTTTGGCGGAGCTTATGCATATTCAGTTCCATATTCGAAAGAATTTGAGGATGATGTTAAAGCGCATAACGTAGCTGGAAAATATCATAAAGGAAAATATTTAAAAGGAGATAAATAATATGGATGGATTTATGGAGTTTAAGGAAGCTTTACAGGAACATTTCAATGAAATGCAGAAGGATGCAGACAAATTATTCGAGGTGTTAGTAGATAAGGATGAGCTGTGGAATACTTATTTAAACAGTTTTCCAGCGGGTACTAACCCTATCTACCGTGAGAGAACTGAACATGATTGTAGCTGCTGTAGACATTTTATTAAGAATATTGGCGTGGCAGTAGTTATTAAGGATAACCAGATGCATACAATTTGGGAACTTAAATTAAATGACCCTACATATCAGACAGTTGCTAATGCGCTGGATAAATTCGTAAAAGCTCATGCAGTTTCCGATATTTATTTGAGTAAGTTCAAAAAGATTGGAACAGATTATAATTTTGAAGAAATCAATGGTAAAGCTCATAGATGGGATCATTTCTTCTTAGAGCTTCCAGATAAGTTTGTAAATCGTACCAGTTCTTCTAACGAAGAAATCAAAGGTCAGTTCCGTGATACCAGAAATGTGTTTAAGCGTTCTTTAGACGAAATTACTATGGATGCAGTTGATACGGTATTAGAGTTGATCAATTCTAATACTTTATATAAAGGTGAGGAATGGAAAACTGCTCTGACTGAGTTCAAGAAATACAAAAAGGAATATGACAAGTTAACAACAGCAACAGATAAGGCTCTGTACACTTGGGAAAAATCCATTAAAGCAGGCATGGCGATTGGTCGTATTAGAAACCATTCTATTAGCACTCTGCTTGTAAATATCAGTGAAGATATGGATCTCGATTTAGCAGTTAAAAAATATGAGCAGATTGTAGCCCCCGCCAGCTATAAGCGCCCAAAGGCAATTTTCACTAAAAAGATGTTAGAGGACGCAAAGAAGACCATTACTGAGCTTGGATATATGGATTCATTACAGAGAAGATTTGCAACTTTGAATGATATTTCAGTAAATAATGTTCTGTTCTCAAATAAGAGTGCTGCAAGAAGAATGGTTGGTGCAGATGATATTTTTGGCCAGATGGAAAAGGATGTTACTGTAAATCCTAAGAAGTTCTCTAAAGTAGAAGAGATTTCTGCACAGGATTTTATTGACAAGGTGCTTCCAACTGCAAAAGAAATCGAGGCATTTGTAGAGAATAAACATGAGAAGAACTTTGTATCGTTGATCGCACCAGTAAATCCAGATGCCAAAACTATGTTTAAATGGAACAACGGTTTATCCTGGGCGTATAGTGGCAATATTACCGATTCAGACATGAAACAGAATGTTAAAGCTGCAGGAGGTAATGTTAACGGTGTGCTTAGATTTTCCATCATGTGGAATGAGGCGCAAAATGATAATAGCGATCTTGATGCTCATTGTATTGAACCAGATGGTAATGAAATCTATTTTAGCAATTGCAGGAAACCACAGATGTCTAGGATGGGTGGGCAGCTTGATATTGACATTACTAGACCAATGGAACAGATGAAAGGTAAACCTTCAGTAGAGAATATTACATGGGCAGATATGTCACGTATGAAACCAGGCGTTTATAAGTTTTTTGTTAATCAGTATGCAGCGAGAGGAAGTAAGGGATTCAAGGCAGAAGTTGAGTTTAATGGTGAGATTTATGCATTTGAATACAATCAGCCTGTGCATGGTGATGTTCAGGTTGCAGAAGTAACACTTGATGCCAATGGTAACTTCTCAATTAAAGAGAAATTAGCAGGCAATTCATCTATTTCGAGTCGTGAGATTTGGGGTGTAAATACAAATCAGTTTGTCCCTGTATCAGTAATTAGTTACAGTCCAAATTACTTTGATGAGCAGGACGGAATTGGTCATAGACATTTATTTTTCTTCTTGAAAGATTGTGTAAATACTGAAGAACCAAATGGATTTTATCTTGAATTTTTAGACAATGATTTAATGAAACATAAGAGAGTATTTGAAGCATTAGGTGCTAAGTGTCATGTAGAAGATACAGACGATCAGTTATCAGGCATTGGTTTTTCTATGACTAAGAGAGCGGAACTTGTAATCAAAGTAAAAGGTGCAACTGAGCGTATTATGAAGATTAAATTTTAAAAATAAAGGAGAATATTATTATGACAACCAATGAATTATTTGTAAAAGCAACCCGTGAGAATTTTCAGTTCCCATTTAGAGGGATGGTAAATGTTATTGATCTTTGGAGCTTATCATTAACCAATCTGGATTCTGTGTTTAAGGCGCTTAACGCAGAAGTAAAGAAAACCGAAGAAGAAAGTCTTCTGCATACTAAGTCAAAGGAAGATGAAGAACTTTCCGAAAAGATTGAGATTGTAAAATATATTGTCGGTGTCAAGCTGGAAGAAATTAAGGCAAGAGAAGATGCCAAGAAAAATAGGGAAATGAAACAAAGACTTCTGGAAATCAAAGCAAAGAGACAGGATGCAGCGTTAGAGAATATGTCTGATGAAGAGTTGGATAAAGCTCTTGCTGAATTAGATTAATAGATTTTATCGAGTTAGATTAACAATACACTAGGGTTGGTTGGTGTCATAACTAATCAACCTATTTCTAAAAATATAGCAAAGGAAAACATGATTATGACAAATTATGAGAAGTATAAAGATGAGATCGATAAAATCTGGAATGATGGAAAGGTTATTGGTGTCACCGAAGATTGTAAGGTAACAAGCTGTGATGAAATTTTGTCTTGCAATGAATGTATTTTTAATGAAGAGTGTGATTTAAAATCACAGAAATGGCTCGTATCTGAATACAAAGATCTAGCAGAAGATGTAGATTGGAGCAAAGTAATAGTAGATACACCCGTATTAGTAAGGGATTATGAGACTGATAAATGGAATCCAAGATATTTTGCTGGGATTAATGAGGATGGAAATGTTATTGCATTTGACAGCGGCGCCACATCTTGGTCAGATGACGGAGAAAACCTTACTGTAAATTGGAAACAAGCCAAACTTGCTAATCCAGACGATTTGAAGAAATCTGACTTTCATCAGGAAAAAAGAGAATATAGAGATGAAGAACTAATCGATATGCTGGTTGTGAATTATGTTGAAAAAGCGGATAATGATACATATTTTAGTCAGAGGAACTATAGAAAGCTTCTTGAAGCAGTATATTGGTTTTGGAGATCTTATGCTAATGATATTAGTAAAGTGAAATTGGTTGAAGCAGTTAAAACGATGCTGAAGATAGAATAGGAGACCATCATGAGAAAAGATAAAAAACGATTAATTGGTTCGGTATTATATCTTTGTGGATTTATTGCGTATGTTACTTTTATGGGATTATTGAACAAGTGTGGAGGCAATGCTGGATTATATGGATTAGGCGCCTCCATTAGTGCAGTTGTTTTTTGCGGTGCATTGTATAATTTACATTAGGAGGTCACTATGGGTAAGGTTGGAAATGCAGAAGCTGAATGGAGTGGAGAATGGCCATGCCTGTGCCATGGCAAATGGACATTAAAAGTAGATGGAGAAGATGTTTCAGATAAAATTCCAGAAAATCTGAGAGATGATGATATGAATACATATAAGTCATATCGAAAGTGGCATTTTAATGAAGATTATTGTGAGGAATGGGAATCTTATAATGACGGCCTGAAATGTGAAGATTGGATTGAAGTCAATGGCTATTGGCTCAATAAAATCGTTGCAGATAAAGATATTCAGAAGTGTGTATTTTATGCAATCAATGAGGAAGATTGGAGACATAGTAGCTGTGGCGGGTGCATTTAAAAGGAGAAAAACAAATTTTAATATAATAAAAGGAGAAAATGATTATGATGAACAATTTTTTAAACGGTATGTTTGGTAAAGTAGGAAGTGGTATGTGTAGACTTTCCATGAATGGTGGCATTGCGGTTAAAACATCAAATGGATATAAGACATATAACGTAAAGACTGGGAAGCTTACAAATTGCAGCAATTTTGTATTTGATATTGGCGAAGAATTTTTCTTTGTTATTCCAACTAACAAAGTAGAAACAGGTGATATTATCCTGGTCAATGGTAAGCCTAAATGCGTTATTGAAGCAGATAAGACTAAGATTACAGTTATTAACTATGAAGATTCTACCGTGGAGACTATTCTTCCAGAAAGACATGTTTTTATGGGTAATACATATTTCTATGGAAAGATTGTATCTATGTTTGGCAGTGATATTCTTAAGGGAAAGAAAGGCACAAATAATATCTTTAAATATATGATGCTGTCTCAGATGATGAAGAGTGATGGAAATGTTTCTAGTATGATGAGTAGTAATGGTATGAGTTCTATGCTTCCACTTATGATGATGGGTGGTAATATGGGTAATATGTTTGACGGATTATTCGATTTTGATATGGACGTTGATACAGAAAATGATGAAGATGTAGAAGAGGAGGATGCATAATCATGGGAAGTGGATCATGGACAACAAGCAGTTTTAGAAGTTATGCAACAACAAAGGGGTACAATACAACGGCAGATGGTTCAATTTCTGGAAGTTACTCCAATCAGGAGATGTTTAAATCAAAAAATCTCGATCCTGCATTGAACCCTAAAAATGTCATCAGAGAGTGCTGTGATACAGAGGAACATCCAAATACCATTCCAGTCATCATCGCTTTAGATGTTACGGGTTCCATGGGGGATGCAGCTGTTGAGGTGGCAAAGAAATTAAATGTAATTATGACTAAGCTTTATGAAAATGTAACTGATGTAGAGTTTATGGTTATGGGAATTGGTGATTTAGCTTATGATTCTTATCCAATTCAAGCATCTCAGTTTGAGTCTGACATTAGAATTGCAGAACAATTAGATAAAATTTACTTTGAATTTGGCGGTGGTGGAAATGGTTATGAATCATATACAGCAGCATGGTACTTTGGTTCACGCCATACAAAGCTTGATTGTCTGAAGCGTGGAAGAAAGGGTATTATCATTACTATGGGTGATGAGCAGTTAAATCCGTATCTTCCGAAAACTGGACATTGGTGCGGTCTTGCAGCGGCAACTGGTGATGATGTTCAGGCAGATATTGAGACTTCTGATTTATATAAGGAAGCTTCTCAGAAGTTCAATATTTATCACCTAGATGTGAAACACCACAGAAGATGGGACGATAATGAGATTCCTAAGACTTTTAAAAAATATCTTGATGATAAGCATTTCAGAACTGTTAATATGGATAGTATTTCTGACGAGATTGTAGATATTATTTTAAAAGAAGTAGAAAACAATACTGTAATCAAAACAATGGTTAACAATTCAGAAATTACCTGGTAAGAGGAGAACAAAAATGATGAAAGACATTAAGATTGTGATAGGAAGTGGATTTGGAGACGAAGGAAAAGGACAGATGACGGATTACTTTTCGCAGAATCCAGATACTATTGTTGTTTGCTCTAACGGCGGAGCGCAGCGTGGACATACAGTAACTACTCCTGAAGGAGTCCGACATGTCTTTCATCATTTTGGTTCGGGAATTTTTAATGGTGCAGCTACATATTTTTCAGAAGATTTTATTGTTAATCCTATGATTTTTAAACAGGAATATGATGACTTATCTGCATTAGGATATAAACCAAAAGAAATCTACATTAATAGAAAATGTATGATCACAACTCCATACGATATGATGGCAAATCAAATTATTGAAGAAAGTCGTGGAAATAATAAGCATGGGAGTTGTGGTTTTGGGATTTTTGAAACTATCAAAAGATATGAAGCTGGCATTACAGATTTGAATTATGTTGGTCTCAGAAAATATTATCTTGACAGGTTTAAAAAGAATAATATTGAACTGCCTGATAAATGGAAAGAAGTATTTTTTGACAACAATGTTGCGGAACATTTTATGAGAGATTATGATTTTATGGATTGTCATTGCATTCCTATAAAAGATGATTTTCTCAATCTTTTTAACAATATTGTCTTTGAGGCAGCACAGGGTCTTCTTTTGGATCAGAATAATTTAGAATATTTCCCACATCTTACTCCTTCTAATACTGGTATAAAAAATCCCAAAAAGATAATTGAAAATGTATGCTGGAATGATGAAATAAATATCGAGATTTGCTATGTATCTCGTACATATCTTACACGACATGGTGCAGGCAAATTTCCATCAGAATGTAGCAAAGACCAAATTAATAAATATATGTTTGATAAGACTAATGTGCCAAATCCATTTCAGAATACATTGAGATATGGAACATTAGATTTAGGAGAATTATATAATAGATGTAGTAAGGATGTGGGAGATTTCGGAAATAAGAAATCATTAGCTCTTATGCATTGTAATGAATGTAACTGGAATGACGAAGAATTGATTAGTCTATTTAAAGGTTGGAATATATATTATTCTGATGGAGAGACAAGAAGAAATATTAAACTTAGATAAATTGTTGGTTTCATAAAGAACCGAAATATTGGAATAACAAAAGGAGATAATAGATATATTGCTATGGTATATGTATGTAAAAAACAATCGTTACACAATCATTTGTTGAAACTGGGATTCAATCCAATAAGTGAAGGAAATGATAATATTATGCGTATTTATTGGGTGTTTGAAGAAACACCTGAATTATTAAATGAAATAGAAAAATATTCTTCGGAAAGAAAATGTTTTGAAGTTTTAAAAAGCTGGGATGATAACAAAGTTGATGATATCGAAGAAACTGTAGGTTTAAATCCTGTATTAAGTTTACAAGAAGCTGAAATGGAACTTATTTTACAATACCTCGATAAAGCAGAAGAAAATTTGCAAAAAGCATTAAAATGTACAGAAGAATCAAATAATATAGAATATTATTTGCAATGTGTAAAAATGTTAATGATAGCCAGAATTGCATTAAATGGTAAAAATGGTAATAATTGGTCATTTTTACAATTGGTAAAACAGTTACAGGTGGATGGATATAAAGTTTCTAAGTTTTATATAAATAATGCGGAACTTTGGGATTATGGTGAAACCGTACCAAAAGATAAATTAAGTTATTTTATCATGACATTAGATAGATTATATAATAATGTAAATTTAGAAATTTATAATGATATAGCTTTCTATTTTAGGTATCATTATTCTCTTGATTGGAAAATAACTTCAAGATATAACGCTAAAGAATTGGTTGATTTATATAGACCAAAACTGGAAAAGAAAAAAAGAAAAATTCCTGTAATTAGAATTTAAAACTGTTTGAAATAACGAGACTATTTAATAGGGGGAAGTTATGTTACTAACAAATAAGTATGCAGATACAAAGTATTCGAGTTTGAGAGAATATTATTGTGATCTAACACGAGAAATGGATCAGATTATTGGAATATCGCCAGATCAATATTGGAAACATTATGTACTTTACGCAGATGAATTAATGAAAAAAGATAAATGTCTTGCAATTAGAATTCCTGGCGGTACTGTGGGTGGAATTTGGATTAATGATGAGAATATTATCACAAAGATATTTGTGTATACTGATTATTATGTTATCGAAGAATATCCAGCAGATATAAATGAAAAGTTGGCACATTTTGTAGGAGAGAAAATTGAGTTTACCGATTAAGAGGTGAAAAAAATGTCAACAGGATTTAACTGGTTTAAGTCATATAAGATCACAATTCATAGAGGAAAAAGAATGTGGGAATATGATGATAAAAAATTAGACTATATCGGAGGCGGTAGCACATCTCATTCTGGTTATAATATTGGATTAGTACAAGATTTGATTGAAAAATATAGTGGTAAAAGAATTCCTACTATAGAAGAGGATTGGTTAGAATCTGAGGACGATGATCTTGGACTAATTCAACCAAAAGAGATGTCTGATATTTGTATTAAAATATTAGATGGTAAAGAAGTAGATAGTGTTGGGATGAGAGGGCGTATCGAGTGGTTTAAAAAATTATCTGATGAAGGATATTATCTTTCATATGATATGTGCTGAAATTTGAGATTGAGTTTACTGATTAAGAGGAAATGTTATGGGTGAATGTGCAGATGAAGCAAGAGCGTTTGAACGGGATCAATGGCTCAATACACCAATGTCAGAAAAAATACAGTATAAGAATGCACAATTAGAAGGACTTTCATATGATAAAGAACTTTCTTCTAAATATGACAATAGTGCATGGAAAGACAGAAATGGAAAAATAACTAATTTCTTTGATATGGATGGGTTTCATTTATTGAATATCAAAGCATTTATTCTAAAAAAGAATAATATGGGTCTAAACCATAAACTACCATATGTTAATTTAGCATTAAACAAACTAGGTTATACTGTAGAAGATTATAGAAAAGATTGTGAAAAATTAATGAAGAAGGATTTTGATGACGGTGTGTTTTGACAGGAGATGAATAAAATGAAAATAGCAGGTGTTTTTGATTATTATGGAGAAACAAAAAATTATTATACGGATGATTTCATTTCATTCTATAACAAAAATAGAGTTAAGTTATCAGATGATACTTTGAATGAATGGGCGATATGCCTTAACAGTCCGTGGAGTCAGACAGAAATGGAATATAAGACAGAATTAAATTGTGAATCTGCTTATACAAAAATGAAAGAAACTGAACTAAAATGGAGAACAATCTATACTGTTAGAAGCTATGACTTCTTTATTTCCGAGATTTATGGGTATGGTGATACACCGCAGGAATCATTGGAAAACTGCATTTCAAATTTTACACACTTTCAGGAAAAATATAATCCAGAAAACAAATATTTTTGAGGTGGAAATAATGTATGTAGAGAATATTGTAATAGGAAAGCCGGTTGTAGAGTCACAGCAATTATTTGCAGCTGATGAAAATGATTGGAAAAGGACAGAAGAAGAAAAGACCTATTTTACGGAAGAGAGGTTCTTGCTAAGAATTCTTGTGGATATTGGTATTTATCCATCTGTCAGTGAGATCCGTAGGAATAAGCCGCAATTGATGATCACTTTTGACCATTTAGACTTTATGGACGAGGTAAAGGTAAGTAAGAAACGAAAATTATGGATTGCAATTGGAGAATAAGACTATGAAGATGTTAATTGTTGTAGATATGCAGAATGATTTTATTACAGGACCATTGGGAACGACAGAAACACGAGCAATCGTACCGAATGTAAAGAAGAAGGTTGAAGAATATCGAAAGAACGGATATAAAATTGTTTTTACAAGAGATACACACGATAATTACTATCCCAGTACACCAGAAGGAAAGAAATTGCCAGTAAAGCATTGTATTGAAGATACAGATGGCTGGCAGATTGGAATTGAAGTTACACCAGATAATTATGAGTTTATAAATAAAACTTCTTTTGGATATGCCGATTGGAAAGAAACTTTTCCAGATTATTATTTTAACTCAGAGGATGATAAGATTGAACTGATCGGTGTATGCACAGATATCTGTGTTGTATCCAATGCTCTTATTCTTAAGGCAACTTACCCAAAGGCAGATATTACTGTTGATGCAAGTTGCTGTGCAGGTTCTACACCAGAAAATCATAAAGCTGCATTAGAGGTTATGAAGAGTTGTCAGATTAATGTGATTGGAGAATAGAATGAGAATTGGAATTATTTTCGGTTGTTTTATTCCTTTTCATACAGGACATATATGGATGATCAATAAGGCATTTAATGAAAATGATTTGCTTATCATTGGAGTATGTGGATATGATGATGACAGAGGAAAAGATTTCATTTCTTTCAGAGAACGCTTTAAGTTAATGTACAATCTTTATGGCCACGATTCTAGGACTATGGTTGTTCCGATAGATGACAAAAAACTTGATCTTGATGGAACATTCACCTTAGAGAATTGGCGATTATGGTGTAATGAGTTATTTCAGAATGCTCATATTGATCCAGAATTAAATGATGAGTTCACTTGGTATTCTGGTGAAAAATCTTATCTTTCTAAAATTTCTACATTGTATCCCAAACATAAATTTGAATTATTAGACAGGTCAATTAAAGCGGTATCTGGAACCATGATTAGAGAAAATCCAGAAAAATATAAAAGATTTATTCATCCAGCTTTTAGAGAATATCTATATGAGAAAGGAATTTTAAAGGAGGAAAAATATATGAAGTTGCATCAGATTATTACAAGTTTGCTTGAAATCGATGCTTATAAGTTATCAATGGGTCAGGCAATTTATCATCAGTTCAGTGATTATAAGACCACATGGACATTCAAATGCAGGAACAAAGATGTGCATTTTACTGTTGATATGGTAGATGAGATCAAAGAGCAAATCAAGGCTTATTGCAAGCTTCAGTTTACAGAGGATGAACTGGCTTATATTGATGGAATTAAATGGATCAAGGGCTCTTATGTGGATTTCCTGAGGTTATGGAGACCACGTTATGAGGATTTCGAGATTACTGATAACGCAGAGTGTGGTTTATCAATCGAAACTAAAGGAACCTGGCTTAATACATCTATGTATGAAATTCCGGTTCTTGCCATTGTAAATGAAGTGTATTTTAGAATGGCTTATGACTATGATGAACTTTTAGAAAGTTTTAAAGAGCGGTTGGAGTGGAAGTATCAGCAGCTTCATGACGGAAAATGGTATGCAGGTACATTTTCAGAATTTGGTCTGAGAAGAAGATTATCGGCAGAGGCACAGGAACTGGTAGTAGAAAAATTCTCTCATTTGAATGATACGGCTCACTGTGCATCAACTTTTGTTGGAACCAGTAATGTATATCTGGCAAAGAAATACGGAGTAACACCGGTTGGAACTATGGCACATGAATGGATTATGTGTGTAGGTCAGGGTAATCATAAACACAATCCGGCATATTCTAACTGGTATGCACTCAATGCTTGGGTTAAAGAGTATGGTATTTTAAACGGAACTGCACTTACAGATGCAATTACTACAAATTGCTTTTTAAAAGATTTCCAGCTTACTTTTGCAACTTTATTTAGTGGTGTGCGTCATGATTCTGGCGATCCAATTGAATGGGGTGAGAAAATGATTGCACATTACAAAGCTTTAGGAATTGATCCTAGTGGCAAGACTTTATTATTTTCTGATTCACTGAATTTTGAGAAGGCTGATCAGATCTTCCGACATTTCAATGGCAGAGCAAAAGTAGCATTTGGAATTGGAACATATCTGTCTAATGATACTTGTGTGGAGCCACTGAATATTGTTATGAAAACAACTAAATGTAATGGAATGGATGTTGCGAAGGTCAGTGACGTTGAGGGTAAAGGTATGTGCAAAAATCCTGAATATGTAGATTATTTGCAGAGATGTATTAAGTGGAGGATGAATCATGAGAAGTAATAAATATGAATTTGATGCTAAGAAAGCAACTGAGGATTTATGTAATTGGATTGCAGATTGGTTCGAAAAGAATGGCAAGGATTGTAATGCTGTAATTGGAATTTCAGGCGGTATTGATTCATCTACAGTAGCTGCAGCATGTGTACGTGCTTTAGGAAAAGATAGAGTATTTGGAGTATTAATGCCCGATGGAGTTCAGTATGATATCGATGATTCAAAGCTATTAGTAGATCATTTAGGAGTTAATAGTATTACATGCGATATTTATTCTTCTGTTTTTGCAGTAAAAGAAAGTATTGAAAATGGGAATTATAGAGATAATTATGTATTGGATTTTATAAAAAGAATTGGTTTTTCTAAACAGATGAAAATCAATTTACCTCCACGAATTAGGATGTGTACTCTATATGCAGTATCTCAGAGTATTAACGGTAGAGTGATTAATACATGTAATCTAAGTGAATCTTACTGTGGATATGATACTATTTTTGGAGATTCTGCTGGTGATATGTCACCATTAGCGATGCTGACTAAAACAGAAGTGCGAGCCGTTGCGAAAGAACTTGGTCTTCCTGATGAACTTGTAAATAAAATTCCTACAGATGGACTTTGTGGCAAGAGTGATGAGGAAAGTTTTGGATTCACTTACGAAGTTTTAGACAGATATATTCGCACTGGTGAAATTGATGACCTGGAAGTAAAGAAAAAGATTGATACATTACATGAGAAGAACTTATTCAAGTTGCAGCCAATGGCACATTTCGAGTATAAAATTGGAGAGTAACATTATGGAGCTTGTAGGATATTGGCTAATGACGTTAGTCGTAACGATTTTCGTTGTAATAATATGTGGATATGATTTTGATTTTAAAGAAAAAGTCCAAATATGTTTAGGCGAAGCAATTTTAATGGCAATGTTGATTGTTGCAGTATGGTTGATGACAGGTGGAAAATAACAGTATGACAGATAATAAACCATTTGATAGAGATTTATTCTATCGCTTATGTGAAAAATATAATGTAGAACTTTCCGATAAGTACGATAAACCAATGATAAAAGAATCTGATGGAAGCATAAGATCATTAACCGATGAGGATGTATTAAATATATTGGAGGTAAACAAATGAGATTCAAAGGAGATATTATCATTACTGATCCATGTTATATCTGTAAAGAAAAAGAGCTGGTTGGAGAATATCCTAAAAGAGATGATTATTTTACCTATGGGACAGATATTGAAAAGTATCCTGATGCAGTGAGAGAAGTAATTGATATTAGCAAAGAATGTCCAGAAATGACAAAGGTGCTAGAACAGATAGATAAAGCTTTGGGCTATACAGATCCTGAATATCGTAAGAAACATCCAAGAACACATTTTGTATCTAAGATATATGAGGAATGCAATAAGAAATACAAAGAAGCATTGAATAAGTATTATGAGCTAAATAAGGATGATTGGGAAAAGTCTAATTTAGGTGAAAATATGGAAGTCCTTGGAATTCATACATATATTAGTCGTGATACTTTATATGGTGATTGGAGTTGTACAACTTATAACTCTGATACCAAAGAGAAATTTGGAGAATTTTGCGCTGATGTAGGTGGGGTGGCAGTATTTCTTCTGGATGAAGTTCTGAAATATAATCCAGATTATGATGATCATATTGCTAAACCATGGACAACTACTTTGATTAAAGATTTTGATGGAGAAGTAAATTTTGAAATCATTCACGATGAAGTTAGTGTAATTGGTAAAGGAAATATTAATTTCGAGACACATCAGACAGGATTTTAAAACTCTTACTTTGTTGATAAATGGGTGTCATTTCGTCAGAAAGGCATGAGACCTGTATTGCATGGTAAAGTTAGAAAGGTAGACGATTCTGGCCTTTGTATGATTAGAGGTAAAAGAGCAAAAATACGATTTGCCAATGTAGATGATATAATTGGTATCTATGATAAAAAGTCTGATTGTTATAAAATCAAATAAATTCTTAGAGCGGATCGCTCAAAATTTCCATAAACAAGAGAATGAATAGGTGAATATATGATTGATGAGATTAAGAAAAAAGTCAGTAGTGGAGAATATGATTTTCTAAGAACCAATGAGCATCTTGGAAAGAATATTATTCTTCTTGGACTTGGTGGCAGCTACGCCTATGGCACTAATGTAGAGAATTCGGACTTGGATGTTCGTGGATGTGCTTTAAACAATAAAATAGATATTTTGACCAATCAGAATTTCGAACAGTTTGTAAATGAGCAGACAGATACTACAATATATTCTTTCAATAAATTGATTTCGTTATTACTGAATGTAAATCCTAATACTATTGAGTTGTTAGGATTAAAGCCTGAGCATTATTTATACGTAACACCGATTGGTCAGGAATTATTAGATAATGCCCATTTATTTTTATCCAGGAAAGCTGTGTATTCTTTTGGTGGTTATGCGAACCAGCAGCTTCGGCGTTTAAGTAATAAGGCGGCAAGAGTAGTAGGGCAAGAAGAAAGAGAACAACATATTCTCAATAGTGTTATGAATGCCGTATATACATTTCCTAGCAAATATGCTTATTATCCAGAAGATTCGCTTAAACTTTATATTGATAAATCAGATAGAGAAGATTATAATACAGAGATTTTCATGGATATGAATTTTAAACATTATCCATTGAGAGATTATAAAGCAATGTGGTCTGAAATGAACTGTGTAGTAAAGGATTATGCGAAGATTGGGAAGCGTAATTAGAATGCTATTGAACATGGAAAACTAGGAAAGCACATGATGCATTTAGTTCGTCTTTATTATATGTGTTTTGACATTTTAGAGAATGAAAAAATTGTTACATACAGAGGAAAAGAACATGACTTATTAATGGATGTTCGCAATGGTAAATATCTGGACGGTAACGATCAGCCGATTCCTGAATTTTATGAGTTGGTGGATGAGTTGGATAAAAGATTAGCTTATGATAAGAAAAATACTTCTTTACCAGAAAATCCTGATTATAATGCAGTAAATGAATTTATGGCAAGTGTTAATGAGAGAGTTGTAAAAGGAGAGATCTAATGTTAGAAGGAATAATTTACGGTTTAATAACTGCATGGATTTTAACATGGTTTGATGTAGATGAGATTTTTATTGACGCTTTAAAAATGTTTTTGCCTAGTATTCCATTAAATACAAATCATTTTTATGTTGTTTGCGCAATTATAGGCTGCGCCAATGGTTTGATTAGCAATTTAAAGTAAAAGGAAAATAATAAGATGAAGAAATTTAGAGTCACGCAGAATGCAAATTATGTACAGGGTTATTTGAGGTATGGACACAGAGAAGGGATTATCGAAGCAGAATCAAAAGAAGACGCTTTAGACAAGTTAAGAAATGACAGTTATACAGATTATCTCGATTTTGTGCTGGATGATTATAGTTTAGAGGATGCAGACTATGATGGACAGCCGTTTAAAATCGAAGAGATTGAGGGAAAATAATGTGGATAAAAGATATAAAATACGAAGGTCTTGGAATCTACAGGATAGATATGCAGCCTAATAATGGAATAATCATCAAATTTGATGCAAAGAACATACAAGATTGTAAAGAACAATTTATAAAAGATATAAGTCATGACTTTGATATTATAGTAGATCAAAAATTGAAAGAAATTTGAAATTTTGTTTTCATACAGAAGGAGAATAAGATGGTAAATTTTGATGATATTCAGATTTGGGGTTGCAATATTCCAAACGAAGTAAAAGTAGTATTAGATTCTGTGAGTGATAAAGTAAAAGCATCTTTTGAAAATGACGATCAGCGAATGGCATATCAGATTGGTGTAGATAATGCATTGTCTGCTTTAAAACATCTTTTGCAAGAAGGATTAAGAAAAAACAATATCACAATCTATTATCCTAATACAGATACTTCTACTGAATTAGATGCAGAAAGTGTAGTAAAATGGGCAGAAAGCTTGCCTGATTTAATTTAGAAAAGGAGAATAATACAATGAAAGTAACACTTGAGTTAGATAATCTTGAGAATATAGTACAGACAACATTAGAAAAAAATCTTGAAAATGTTGTAAAAGAACAGATTGCCGATATTGTAAAAAAGACCGCCGATAATTTAATAAAAGATACTATCATAACACAAATTTCTGAAAATTTCCAGCGCTTTGTTGATGAGTATATTACGACAAAGAAGATTAAAGTTGGCGGATCTTATTGGGACAATGAACCTGAGCAGGAATATACAGTAGAGCAGTATATTAAACAGCAGATAAAAGAAAGACTGGATTCTAAGCAGTTAAAAGTGAAGAAAAAAGGTAGGTCTGGTTCTTATAGCGATGATTATGAAAATATAACTTTTGAACAATATATTTCTCGCCAGTTTGATTTTACAGAAACGATTAAGAAAGAATTAGACACATTTATGGATGATATTCGTAAACAGGTAAATACAACAATGAAGGAAACTTTTGACAACTCTACGAAGTCCATGTTATCTAATGCCGTTTTAAGTATTCTCAGTGCAAATGATACATATAGACAGATTGAGAACAATATTAAATGTATTGCAAATAAGCAGGCATAGAATATGGAAAAAGAAATTTTTGAGAATGATGCAAGCAGTTGTGAATATTGTGAACGTTCATATTATGAATATGACACAGGTTATAGCGAGTATGAATGTACTTTAGATGGTAATGAATGTTGTTCAGGTGAACTAGAATATGGCTGTCCATTATCGTTCAAATATACAGTGGAGTAGAGAATAAATTAAATATAAATGGAGAAAGAAAATACTTTAAAATTAAAAAGATGTAATTGCGGTGGAACCGTGGAGTTAATTGAATCAAAACCATGGAATCAAGATCCATGTATCTATTGTTCGAAATGTGGTGGAAAATGGAAATATGGAACATATTCGGATCTTTTGACTATCAAAGAATGGAATAGTAGACATTAATAATTATATCAAATACAGAGAAAATTCTATAGAGTATCATGAGTATTTCACTCAGAAAATCCAATGTAAAACGAAGAGTTATGTCAAAAAAAGGTGAAGAAGTATGTATTATGGATTAGATATATTTCAATACTATATTTCATAGGAGGAAAATAATATGAATATTAAAGAAGAACAGAGAGATTTATTTACAGTACCACAGGGTTATTATTTAGCCCATTGCATCAGTGGTGATTATGCGTTAGGTGCTGGTATTGCAAAGCAGTTTGTAGATGTATATAACATGAGATATAAATTACATAGTCAGTATCCAATTCCAGAAGGAGAAAAATACGATAATGTAGGAAAAGCATTACTCATTGACAACGTATTTAATCTGGTTACAAAGCCTCGTTGCTATCACAAACCTATATATGAAACATTATATGATACTTTAGTGGATATGCGTGATTATTGTGAAGAATATGACATCACTAAAATCGCAATGCCACGTATTGGGTGTGGCCTCGATCAGCTTGAATGGGATCGGGTATATGAAATGTTAGAGGATGTATTTTTTGATGCTGATATTGAGATTTTAGTTTGTACATTATAAGGAGAATATATGGCAGAGATCAAACCAAGATATTTAGTGATGGTCACTGCTTCTGCGAATAATAATAAATATTATAAACAGATTCCTCATGGAGATAGTTGGACTGCTGAATACGGAAGGGTAGGAAGCAGTCCACAACGTAGAGAGTATTCTATGAGTCAGTGGGAATCAAAATATAAAGAAAAACTTCGCAAAGGCTATGTTGATCAGAGTGAACTTGTAGAAGATTTAATTCAGGTTGAAAAACCTAAGAACTCAGAATATAAAGAAATTGAAAATAAAGTTATTGCTGAGATTGTAGAACGATTACAAGCAATGGCACGAAAAGCTATCAGCGACAATTATACGATTTCTTCTAACAAAGTAACTCAGGCAATGGTGGATGAAGCACAAGATGTTTTGACTAGTTTGCTTGATATTAAAGAAGTTGAAGAATTTAATAATATTCTGTTAAAACTCTTTACTGTTATTCCTAGAAAAATGGGATGCGTTTCAGATTATCTTGCTAATTCTAGCAATGATTTCTCTAAGATTATTCAAAAAGAACAGGATCTGCTCGATGTTATGAAAGGACAGGTCGTACAGAAACAGATCATTGAAGAAACAAAAGCGGAAAATGATGTAAAAATCAAGAATACAATTCTTGAGCAGTTAGGACTGGTATTCGAAGAATGTGATAAAAAGGATATTGCTGTTATTAAAGATGCACTTGGATCGTGTTCTGATAAATTCTATAAAGCATGGAAAGTCAAAAACCTTAAGACACAGAAACGTTTTGATGATTTTGTAAAAGAGAATAATATTACGGAGACAAAGTTATTGTTCCATGGTAGTAGGAATGAAAATTGGTGGTCCATCATCAATAGTGGTCTTGTCTTAAAACCTACTAATGCTGTCATCACAGGTAAGATGTTTGGGTATGGTATTTATTATGCACCAAAAGCTAGAAAATCTCTTGGTTATACCAGTTTGAGTGGAAGCTATTGGGTTAGAGGTGATTCCAATTTTGGTTTTATGGCATTAATGGATGTAGCTTATGGTAAACCATATGATGTGTATTCCTTCAATAGTAAATATTACAGCTTTGATTACGGTAAACTTCAATCCGTTTGTCCTGGTGCAAATTGTTTACACGCTCATGCTGGTGATATGCTGCGTAATGATGAGATTATTGTTTACAAAGAAGAGCAATGTACTATTAAGTATCTGATTGAATTGAGGTAATTTCATGGGCGAATATTATATAAACGGTATTACAGTCTATAACATTGATAAATGCTGTGCTGCCTTAAAACAGCGTGATGCTGATCAGATTACAAGGATTAAATACCTTGAAAAAGAGAATAAGAAATTAAAAGATGCAGTATATAAAGATTCTGAACTTCAAAGAATGAAAGCTGAATTGGAAGAAGCTAGAAATGATTTACGAAGAGGTTTTGGCATCTCAGAATCAGAGCAGACAGCAATTAAAGAATGGAAAAAGAAACACGAAGCAGAAGCTCATGGTATTGTGACTGATGATCAGAGAATGAAGTTACATGGCTGTATTGGCGGTAATTATAGTTATATTTTTATTCCTACATCTATTGGAATCATTGGAGAAATTCAATGTAGCTGTGGTGAAAAATTTACTTTCTGTGAATTAATGTAAATATACACAAAATAAAGGTGGTAATGATATGAAAACAGTAGCACAGACGGAATACCAGGACATTTACAGAATTACAGATGGAGTTTTACTTGTTGTAAACAAGTTTGAGCCATTGCACATTGAGGGTGTTGAATACCCAAGAGTATATCCAGTTAATAGAGCTGGTATGAGATCATATAACAAGAATTGCCAGCAGCAATTAAAGGTTCTTAAAAATGAATGGCACTGTAAAGAATCATGGTCCCTGCCAGCATGGAGTATACCGGCAGGAACAGTTTTGTACGGCAGTATTCCGGTTGTTTCTGTTTCTGATAAAAGCAAGTGGCAGTATGAGATTAAAACCACAGGAAATATGTTTAGTGGAAATGCAGTCGAGATTCTTGAAATGTTACATAACATTGAGAATGTTGTTGGAAATGGAGAATAAATATATGAAGTTAAAAATTATTTCTGTTAAAGATAAAGATGGTAATGAGAAAACAGAATTCATGGAAGAATTAAGACAGAATCATCCTTCTATGTCTGGCGAATGGATCTATCCATTTCTTGCTCAGGATTTCGGATCGTTTCATTTACTATGGGATGATTCAACGGATAAATGTCTTATCACATCTGCGGTAGAGAATCTTATTCAGACCGATACTAAAATGGTAGTAACAACACGAAATTCTGTATATGAGTTTGAGATTATTGGAGAATAAATATATGAGAGCAGAAGATACATTGCAGTTCATGATGGATTTTAATGGAAACTTATTTTGGAGTCGTCAGCAGTGTTTAAATCATTTATTTTGTACGATTGGAAATGGATATGAATGGGAAAACGGTGAGCTTGTAGAGAAAGATTATGATACTGAACAGATGCTTTCTCGTTGGCAGCTTATTGAGCCTGTTAAACATGCAGAACCAAGACAATTAGCAGTGGAACTTAATGAAATAAGAGAAGGAATGAAAAGAAGAAGAGTCTTTAAAGAGGTTCCAAAGTGGTATCCATTAACAAAAGAATATTCTTATCTCTATAATTATCCTGATGATATTAAGCCTGACTGGTTGGCGCTGATTAAAGAATGTAAACAGATGCTTATTGCAGATGGTATTGAAGTCTGAAATATAAAAGGAGAAATTTTATGGATAAACATAATTTTATTTTATCAAGAGTAGATAAAACTAATGACCACGAAGATTATTGGTTTAAAACAGACAAAATCTCAGATGAGGAGTTGTCAAAAGATCATATGGAACAATGTATGATTGGGGTCACAGAAGTGGTTTATTCAAGAGATGAAGATATTGTTGGAATCAAAAGATTGTTTCCTTTTAATTTCGATGTTGTTTTATCGAATGATGAAAATTTAAAAGCCATTTTAAAAGAAATAATTGATGAAAAATAAAATTGAATGATCGTTTCATCAGAGAGGTGGTGAGGATGTATGATGGAAGACATTTGTTTTTTTAAGTCATGGCTATCTGTAGGTTTTGTGTCAATGTTGTTAACACAAGCTTACATGTATAAAAAAGTAGAATTTTCTATAAAATACATAACTAAAGGCTTTATAGTAGATTCAATTATTATGACATGTTTGGGCTATATCACGGCACTGATTTTGTTCATAAGAACATTTAGTGATTTTCTTGATTGGTTATTTTATTTTTAACATATAAAAAGAAAGGATAAACAAATGATGGAAGGTTTAAGTAGTAAGGAAGTTCTACAGAGTAGAGAACTTCACGGTAGCAACAAATTGCCAGAGCCAAAACTGAATAAGTGGTATGATTTCGCAAAAGAAGCATTAAGTGAAAAAATTACAATGATTCTTATTGCAATTGCAGTATTACAGTTGGTTCTTGGTATCATGGGAGTTATGGATTTGGCAGATCCCATTATGATTTTAGTTGTCTTAGGTATTGTAACCTGTATTGCAGTAAAAACTGGATTAGGTGTTCAGAAATCTGCAGCAGAGCTAAGAGCTAAAACATCTGTCAGATATTGTGATGTAGTTCGAGATGGAAAAGTACAGACAATCAATAAAGATGATTTAGTAGTTGGTGATTTAGTTTGTGTTGGAATGGGTCAGGAAATTTTTGCAGATGGTTATTTAGTAGAAGGAAAAATCTCTGTAAATAATGCAGCTATTAATGGAGAAACAAAAGAGTGTGTTAAAACACCAATTCCTGAGTACGTACACACTAAAACAACTTCTACATCAGCTTATACAAATCAGAATTGTTTATTTGCTGGTACTACCGTTATGAGTGGTGAAGGCAAGATGATTGTAACTGATGTTGGTATCAACACTGTTAATGGAGACACATTAGTGAAGATGCAGACATTGGAAGCACCAAAGACTGCATTAGATATTGCATTAGATAACTTATGTGATTTTATTTCCAAATGGGGAACTATTGCAGCAGTTATTACTTTTGCAGTATTAACCATTTCGGGCATCTTAAATGTAGGGTTTGGAGAATATTTTGGTGGCGGAGTATTAAACATTATTCAGAAGTTTGCTCAGAATTTCTCAGTGGCTTTAACCATTATTGTAGCAGCTGTTCCTGAAGGACTTCCGTTAATTGTAAAACTTGTCACCAAACAGAATGTCAAAATAATGGAAGGATTTAATATTCTTGCAAAGAATCCTGGAAAAATTCCTGAACTTGCCTATGTAGATTTAATCTGTACTGATAAGACAGGAACTTTAACAACCGGTATTATGACGCCAAAAGTAATTATCGATGGAGCTGGTAATGAAGTAGATAAGAATTCTGATTTATGGAAGATTATTAAAGCAAATATTAGTTTAAATAACAGTGCTACATTTGATTCGGAGAATAATATTACAGGTGGTAATTCAATTGATAGAGCAGTTTTAACCCTGGTTAATCCTGATGATTATACTGATATTTGCAAAAAAAATCCTTTAATTCAGAAACAGGTATTTAATAGTCAGAATAAGTATTCTGCTTTTGAGAGTAAATATAATTGGGGTGATGCATTTACATATTATAAAGGTGCGCCTGAAAAATTACTTGAGCATTGTACACATTGGATGGACTTAGAAGCTATTCCATTTCACGAGAATGAAAAAGAAGAGTTATGCGAAAAGATTAAGTCTATGACAGAAAGATCTATTAGGTGTATCGCACTTACATATTCTAATAGTCATCTTGTAGAGAATGTATTACCAGATGATATGATCTTCTTAGGAGTGATTGGTGTAGTTGATCCTGTTAGAGCAGAAGTTCCAGCAGCTGTAGAAACAGCTCATAAAGCCGGTATTCAAGTAATCGAGATTACAGGTGACTGTATCGAAACTGCAAGAGCTGTTGCTGCCGAGTGTGGTATTTATAAAGATGGAGATGTAGCCTTAACAAATGATGAATTCGAAGCTATGACAGATGATGAAGTAAAACAGATCATCCCGTCACTAAGAGTCATTTCCAGATGTTCTCCAAATACCAAATTAAGACTTGTTACATTAGCTCAGGAAATTGGAAGGTCTGTGGCTATGACAGGTGATGGCGTAAATGATAGTCCAGCATTAAAGAGAGCAGATGTTGGATTTGGAATGCAGAGTGGATCTGATGTAGCAAAAGAGGCTTCAGATATTATTCTTACAGATGACAACTTTGCAAGTGTTGTAAAAGCGGTAGAACTGGGAAGAACATTTATGCATAACATTATGATGTTCCTGGAATTCCAGTTACCGATTAACATTTCTTTACTTATTCTAAGTGTTATCTATCCTATGATTACAGCAAGTGCATTACTTGCATCTGTACAAATTCTTATCGTAAATATCATTATGGATTCCCTTAATTCGTTATCATTTGGCGGAGAGCCACCAAAAGAAGAATATATGACAGAAAATCCTATTAAGAAGGGTTCTGGATTATTTATTCGAGGAGCAAAAAAGAGAATTGCTTTAAGCACAGTTACGTTTATTGCACTATATGGAGTTATTACATTTGGTCCTATCTCAAAAATGTTTCCAACAGAGACAACTGCAATGACAGCAAGATTTGCTCTGTTATGCTTTATGGCGGTATTTAATGGTTTTAATATCCGTACTGAACATATTAATTTATTTAATGGTATTGGCAAGAATAAGATGTTTTCTGCTATTGCAGTAGGAATTTTTGCTATGACATTTGCAATTTGCAATTTTGCTGGAAATCTCGTAAAGGTCACAGCGTTAGATTTACAGCATTGGATGGTAATTCTGATTCTATCATTTATGGTTATTCCTGTTGACTTAATCAGAAAGATTATTGAGAAGAAAAGAGAGAATAAGTAATTGAGGGGATGAGAACATGATAAGGAGAGATAAAAGTTATAAAAAAGTAGAGATTATTACTCTTATATGTTTTTCAATTAGTGTTGTTGTAACATGTATTATACGCTTTATTCCATTTATTTTTCTGATGTTACTCATATCCCCAATTTCTTTTAAATTATTAAAAGGGAAGGTTGACAGCCTTCTCAAGAATAAGGAGGGCAAACAATATGTCAATTAGTTTAGTTAAAGGTCAGAAGATTGACCTTACAAAAGGCAATGCAGGTTTAAACAAAGTCGTATTTGGTCTTGGATGGGATACAAATAGATACGATGGTAATGCAGATTTCGATTTGGATGTATCAGCATTTTTTACTGATGATTCAGGAAAGGTAACAGGCGAACAGGATTTTGTATTTTATGGTCAGCCACAGCATCCAAGTGGAGCATTGATTTATTCTGGTGATAATAGAACAGGTGTAGGTAATGGCGATGACGAGACAATGATTGTTGAGTTAAATAAGATTCCATCTAATATTACAAAGATTAGCTTCTCAGCGACAATTTATGATGCAGAAAATCGTTTACAGAATTTCGGAATGGTTGATAATTCGTACATTAGAGCATACAACGCTGATACAAATGAGGAACTTTTCAAATATGAACTTAATGAGGATTTCTCATTAGAGACAGGTGTTATTGCAGGTGAGTTGTATCGTAAGAACGGTGAATGGAAGTTTAATGCAGTTGGTTCAGGTTACAATGGTGGTTTAGCCGCTATTGGTAGAAATTTTGGTCTGGATTTATAAAATGGAAGGAGAATATATATGTCAGTAAATTTAGTCAAAGGACAGAAAATTAGTTTATCTAAAGAAGTAGCAGGTGGTCTTACAAAGATTATGGTAGGACTTGGATGGGACGCTGTTAAGAAAGGATTATTTGGTTCTAAGCCAAACATTGATTGCGATGCTTCGGCAATTATTTTAGGAAAAGATGATAAGTATCGTACATGTGTTTATTATGGTGACAGATCAGCGGAAGATAGATGTGTGTATCATCATGGAGACAACCTCACAGGAGATGGAGACGGTGATGATGAGCAGATTACAGTTGATCTTGCGAATATTACAAATAAGGTTGAAAAGATTGTATTTGTAGTAAATATCTATGATTGTATTTCAAGAAAGCAGGATTTTGGATTTATCAAGAATGCGTACATTAGACTTGTTGATGAGTCAACTGGTAAGGAAATTTGTAAATACAATCTTTCAGATGATTATGCTGGCAAGACAGCAATGGTATTTGCAGAGGTTTATAAGAAAGACGGAGAGTGGAAATTTAACGCTATCGGTCAGGGAACAAATGATTCAAGCGTCAGCGAATTAACAAGAAGATACAAGTAGGAGGATTTAATTATGTCAGTTTCGTTAAGTAAAGGACAGAGAGTAGATTTAACAAAGGGTAGACCGTCATTAAAAAACATTCTTGTTGGACTTGGATGGGATATTAATCATTATGACGGAGAAGCAGATTTTGATCTCGATGCTTCTGTGTTTATGACAAAAGAGAATGGCAAGGTTGGCAAGGATGAGGATTTCATTTTCTATGGTAATCTTGAACATAGTTCAAAGAGTGTAAAGCATATGGGAGACAACCGTACAGGAGATGGAGATGGAGATGATGAGGTTATTAAGATTAAACTTGATAAAATTCCATCAGACTATGAGACTCTTGCTGTGACGGTCACAATTTATGATGCTGAGAGTAGACTTCAGAACTTCGGTATGGTTGGGAATGCATATGTGCGTGTAGTAGACGAAGAGACAGGCGAGGAACTTATTCGTTTTGATTTAAGTGAAGACTTCTCTACTGAGACTGCGTTAGTCGTAGCTGAAATTTATAAACATAATGGTGAATGGAAGTTTAAGGCTGTAGGAAGCGGCTATAACGGTGGATTAAAGGCATTATGTAATCAGTATGGAATTGATGCAGAGTAGGAGGATTGTATGACAAATTTTATGTTTATTATAATTGTGGCGATTGTATTAATTGCACTGATTCTTTTCTTTACTCCTTTTGGTAAACAGCTTCGAGTAAAGTTTAAAGGAAGAACGGATGAAGTAATGCGTCAGGATGCACAGACACCAGAAGGTGCTAGAGATTATTACAACGCAGCCATTAGAGAAAAGGAAGATTTTTATAACAAGGCATCTGCTACATATGCTGAAATTTCAGGAAAGCGTGATACAGCAGAAAAAGACTTATATCAGGCGAATAAAGATATTATGCGTGTTACACAGCAGATTAATGCTTGTCTTGATGAAAATAAAGAAAATGAAGCAATGCAGTATGCAATGAAGAAGTCTACTTTGGAGAATAAGATTAATGTACTAAAAGATACAATCGAAGAGATGAAAGAAGCACAGGCTCACCAGAAAGACATTCGTGATCAGGCAGCCGAAGAATTGCAGAAACTTAAAGAGGAAAAGGAACAGGTTCTTTTTCAGATGGAAGCCGATAGTCAGATTATCGAACTTCATCAGAGTATGGATAGTCTTAATACGAATAATGAGAGCGATAGAATGCTTGAAAGAGTTCGTGAAGGAGCAAGAAAGACAAGAGAACGTGCAGAAGGAAGTAGAATTGCATATGATTCTAGCGCACAGGCTAATGAGAGAAGACTTGCTAATTCTGAAAGAGAGCGCAATGCTCGTCAGATCCTTGATGATATGAAGAGACAGAGAGGTAATAAGTAATGATTGTATTAAACGTTGGAGTTTTTGTAATCTGTCTTGGTGTATGCTTTGGAGCAGGTTTTATCGTAGGAAAACGTAGGAAGAATAAATAATTCAAGAGTTGGTAGGTGTCATAGCCTACTAACCCCATCAATACACCATATATAGTAATTGTAAAATATAATATGTGCTATATATGGTATATAAATTATATTAGAAATAAACGCACATTTCATTTGGCTATGGAAGTAGGTGAGAAAAATATATTGGGATTTAGAAAATAGTGTCAAAAAATTAAATAGTGATTATGAGGATATTTATTTTTTACTTCATGTTTTATACAACGCAAAAACTGAGCTGTATGACAGAACTCTTACTGATATGAGAAGTAGGTATGATCCAACTGAAGCATTTATAAATGTTTATAACAAAAAATGGTCAGTTTGGTACGCAATTAACCTTTATAAGAAATGTCGCAAATGTATAGAATTGGTTACACTCAAACCGTTCAATAATGAAAAATGGATAAATTATAAGTGGAGATATAAATTTTCTGCACAGGGTTGGATAAATTTATATCAACAGCTACTTCAAGACAATAGATATGAAGATTGGATAATAAAAAAAAACGTGTATCATTAAGGACGAAGAATTAGTTATAGAGTATCGTAGATCGGATGGGAGAATAAATGAATGTGCAAACAATCGAAGGTTTAGGTTATAAAATCTTAATAACTGAGTATATCACTAAAAATATTCAAAGAAGAATCAATAAGAAAAAGCGTGTTAATAAAAAGTGGTTGAAAAAATACGGTATGAAAATTGTACCAGATAACACTAAAATAATTTTGGTTAATAATACACTTATGATGACTGAAAAATGTTATGAAAAATTAAAAAGTATCACTGATAAAAATGCTGATAGTATGGAAGAATTTTTGAAAAAGGCTACTAATAAATAATCTTAATAAAGAAGCATTTCTTGTTGATTTTATCTAAGAGCGTTTCTGTTCACAATTTCCAAATAAAAGAGAGAATATATAAGTGACAATAAAATTTTAAAGGAGATGTCACTATGAGCAAAAAGAATTTTTTTAAAGGTCTTAAATTTCATTATCGTTTTAATGATAAGGAGTTATTAGACAAATATAAAACTATTGAAGATTTCTTAAATACGAGTTTTCCCAAGAACAATAATCCATTATCACCAAATTTGGATACAGAAATTTTTAAGATTGTTTGGAATAGACATTTACTTTCTGATTATATTCCTAACCAGATTAAAACAGTAAAAGATTTGTTAATTATTTTGAGTAATGAAGATATTTGTAATACTCTATTAACTAAGCAATTTTGCAAATCAAAACTAAAGCAAAAACAAAAACACGAGGACTTGATTCGCAAAGAAGTATATTCCATTGATGAAGTTAGAGAAAAAGTAAAAGACATTCTATTTGAAAAAGATAAGAGAAATGCAAAGATTGATTTCGATGGAGATTTGATTAAGGGTAACAGTCAAAGATATCAGACTTTTTTCACAAAAGGTTGTAAATGCGCAATTTGTGGAATTGAAGGAAAATATTTTGCAAAAGAAAGACATTTACAAGATAAAGCATATCATCTGAATTTATATGCAGTTGATGATAATGGTGATGAAATTTTAATGACAAAAGATCATATTATACCACGTTCAAAAGGTGGTATTGATGATATTAGTAACTATCAAACAATGTGTAAGCTTTGTAATGAAGCTAAAGGTAACAAATTAGAAGATTAAAAAGAAAGGAAAAATTAGAAAAGTTCCTATAGGATAAAGTGCGCACTACTTACTAAGGTAAGATGGAACTTGGAACAGAAAAAATTTATGGATATCGCCCGTATCAAAGAGGATACGGAGTTAACGGCAGCAAATACAAATGGTTTTCACGTAGGGGATCATGTAGTAATTCAGACTAAATTTGACGGAGCAAATGCATCTTTCAGATACAATGAAGAAACAGGGGAACTTGACACTTTTTCTCGCAAGCAGCCACTTACATATGACAGTACATTATCTGGTTTTTGGAATTTTGTAAAAACACTGGATGCAGATAAATTTAAGAAATATCCAAATTATGTATTCTTTGGAGAATGGGCTGTAAAAAATAAGATTATTTATAAACCAGAATATAGAAAAATTTGGCTTATGTATGATGTTTATGACGTAGAAAATAAATGTTATTTGTCTCAGTCAGAAGTTAAAAGGTTAGCTGAAGAGTTTGGATTTACATATATCAATACGTGGTATGATGGAGAATTTATTTCTTGGGAACATGTTAAAAGCTTCTTAGATAAAGTAGTTTATTCTGAGTCTATCGAAGAAGGGGTAGTGATTAAAAATATGACAAGGCTTAATGACCCTAATTCAAGAACACCATTTGTATTGAAAATTGTAAACGATCAGTTCTCAGAAGTAATGAAGCAAAAACCAAAAGAAATAAATCCAGAAGTCGAAGCAGCAAAGCAAAAAGCACAGGATATTGTTAATCAGATTGTAACACGTAGACGAGTTGAAAAAGAGATTTATAAAATGCGAGATGAGGGTATCCTCCCTGAAAAAATTGAACCAATAGATATGAAACTTGTAGCACAGAATCTTCCAAAAAGAATTTTCAATGATTGTGTTAAGGAAGAAAAAGAAATGGTAGAAACAGCTGGTGAATATTTTAGTAAGATGTGTGGATCTACAGCAATGAAACACGCAAAAAATATTATTTTAGGGAATTAAATATGAGTTGGAATCCAGTATTAAATAAAACTATTGAAATAAAGAACGAATATATAAAGAAATTTGGATATATTACATATGATTATTTAGATGGTTATACAAATAAATCTCAAACCTGTTTGGAAAGATGGGTAGAAGAGTTAAATAAACTTGAGCCAATTGATCAATATTCTGAGTATACTGATTTACTTTCTTGCTTAGAGTTGAATCAGTATAATGATTTTATTTTGTTAAGATACGCAAGATACAGTAACGTATATGATGGAGAAATTGATAATTCTGGTGAAGATTTTTGGGATAGATATAATGGATTTTATAGAGAATGTAGAAGTATTGTTATAGATATTAGAAATGAATGCATTATTCTTTGTCCATTTAAAAAGTTTTTCAATATAAATGAACTAGAAGAAACCAATTTAGAGAATATTCAAAGTAGAATTAGTAATGCAAAAACAGTTGAGTTCTCTGATAAATTGGACGGTTCTATGCAGACAGCTACTTGGTACGATAATCGAATTGTTATGGCAGGTAGCCAAGCAATCAATCCTGATAATTCATGGAGATTACAAGATGGATATCGGATGATCCGTGAGTTGTCTGGATATGAAGAAATGTTAAAAAATAATATTGGACTTACATTTATTTTTGAGTATATTTCATTAAAAGATGCTCATGTAGTTAAATATGCAAAAGAACAAGAAGGATTATATCTTATTGGTATAAGAAGCAATGAATTTGGAACAGAATATGATTATAAAACTGTTCTTGATATGGCGAACATTTATAATATTCCAACAACAAAACTTTTCGATAAAACATTAGACAAGATTATGAATGAATTAGATGATAAGTCTTCCAATGAGGCTGAAGGTTTTGTTGTCAACATTGATGGTTATAAAGTAAAAGTCAAATATAATGATTATGTATATATCCATAAAGCTCTATCTAAACTTTCTTCAATTAATCTAATTATCCGTTCTATCGCAGATGACAAATATGACGATCTTCTTTCAAAACTTCCTATTGCATACCATGAAAACGTAAAAAGAGTAGCAGCTATTGTAGTGAAATATATTGAATATACTGAAAAAGAAATAAGAGAATATTATAATAAGGCACCAAAATATGATCAAAAAGAATTTATGGTATATGTCTCAAATAATATTCCTAAAAAGTATCAAGCATATTGCAGAGAGTTATATTTTGGTCGTGAGATTAATGTTGTTAGAAGCGGGAATGATAAGCAACCACATTATAAAAAACTAAAAGATATGGGTGTTAAAAACTATTCTATAATATTTACTCAGGAGGAAAATGATGAATAAACCAACACTGACGGTATTCGTTGGGCTAAGTGGTAGTGGTAAGTCAACCATTGCCACTCAGATTGCCAACGAAAATTCAAACACAGTAATTGTATCATCAGATGCAATTCGTGAGGAATTAACAGGTAATTACGAAGACCAAGAACATAACGAAGAAGTGTTTAAGATTTTCCATGATAGAATCCGTAAAAATTTGGAGAATAAAAAGAATGTAATCGCAGATGCAACTAACATTACCATGAAATCACGCAGAGCAATTATGACGAAAGTAAATGGATTAGATGTTGAGAAAATCTGTTATTTGATCCCAAAACCGTATGAACAGTGTAAGGTTGATAATAAAAATAGATTACATCCTGTTCCTGATGAAGTGTTAGATAAACAGATTATGCGGTTTCAAGTGCCATTTTATGAAGAAGGATGGACACGTATTATAATCCCATATTTGGGTATAGATTACCCTCCAAACTTACTTCCAACTATGGAAGGATTTGATCAGAAAAACCCTTATCATACCATGGATTTATATCATCATTGTATATATACTGCAAAGTTATTTAATAGAAGATATGACTATCCATTTCGTTTTGTAGATGGAGCGATGTGTCATGATCTTGGTAAGATGTACACTCAAACTTTTGATAAAGAAGGAATTGCCCATTACTTCCAACATCATTCAGTTGGTGCATATCATTATATGACTGCTATGCAGGATCTTGTTGATACTGACTTTTTATTAGATGCCTGCTTTCTTATCAACTATCACATGATGCCGTTCAATTGGACAAGCGATGAAGCAAATAAACGTTGGAAGAGAAGATTTGGAGAATATAAATATCAGATGCTGTTAGATTTCAATGAATGTGATCGAGCGAGGTAATTATATGAGTAGTATTTTAGTTGGTGATTTAAAGTCTATTCTTGAAAACTATCCAGACGATTACGAAGTTGTTATGAACATTAAGCATAAATATCCAATCTCTAAGAAAGAAGGTCTTAGAGGCTGGTATGCTTATATCAATGGTGTAAAAGCTGATGACGATTTTCGAGAGATTAGGTTGATGAACTAGGAGAAATTTATGAAACTATTAAAAAAATATAGTTGTATTTTTTGCAAATATAGAAAACTTAACAAAAATCATGATTATGCTTGTATGGACAGTTGGGAGAAAGATGAATCTGGTTATCCAATTGGCAAATGTAATTCATTATCAAATATATACTATGGTAAAATCGTTAAACTTTTTCCATTCAAGCAAATTGATTATTGGCGCACTGAGAGAGCATATAAAAAAGAAGAAAAATATAATGAAGCAATGGATAAAAAATATGAAGATTGTTGTATAGAAACAGATGATTGGAAATTCATTTGGGGAATAACAAGCTGGGATGATTTATCTGGTCACGAAGCCAATATGTATACCATGAATGATATAGATATTACATATGACAAGCAGAAAAAAGAATATATGCTTGGAGTAGAAACAGCATATATGTTTGAAACATATGCTTCAGCGTGTAATTATCTAAGAACATGTTTGGATGCATTTTCAAAATATATGGACGCTAATGGATTAGATAAGAACAAGCAGTATAGTTTATTCATGAGCAATCCTTGTACAAGTATGGTAGCTGATTCGATTGAGGATTTATATACCAATTTTAAAATTTTTGTTGATGGATTTTGCAGTCAGAGTACCACAGAAAATAAAAAAGATGGAGAATAATTATGTGTAACTGTTGTGATTATAACTCACCTGACAATCAGATATATGTTGATCCATTAACGAATGAATATTATTTAGACATTGAAACATCTGAATGGGATGAGTACGATGATGGATTTGTTCATCAACGAGAGTATATTTTGTATTGTCCTTATTGCGGCAGGAAATTAAGAGGTAATTGATGAGATGCAGAGATTGTTCTTATGGAATTGAAGATTTTACATTAAGAATAGAAATGTATAAAGAGGTATATGGGAAATATCCAGACGAAGATAGAGCCAATAAATCGGAAGAGTTTGTTTGGTGCGATAAAGTTGGTGGGAAAGTTAAATGGTTTGGAAGATGCTCTGAATATAGTCGTGAAAATCTATACGATGAAACCCGTCTTTCATCCAGAAAAATTAGGCTTACAGCTACTGATTATAAGAAGAAAAAATTACGTAATCGGAGAAATTCAGAGAATACATATAAGACACATCTAAAATTTCTTTCTGATAATCTTAAGAGATATCCTTCGCCTGTGTATCCAGTTGATCAAAATGGTGAACCTTCAGAAAAATGGAATTTCCAAAATGGCTCATATACGTTAGGTGAAATCGCACGATATAAGAGATGCTGGCTTTCTAAAAAAGAACATGGAAATTTAGCTGGGTATCATAAAAAGATGGCAAATCGCGCTGTGAGGAGAGATAAAACCATAATACATAGAGGCTGTTCTTATAAAAAAGTTTACGATTATTGGTGGAAAGTAATTTAGAGAATATTTCTGGTAGGGACATATATTTCCTTACCAAAAATTTCTACAAAAGGAGAATAGATATATGGAACAGACATTAAAACCTTGTCCGTTTTGCGGCAGTAATAAATTGAAATAGGAGAAGATGATAAAGATGAGAAATAAAATTGGAGATGTAATTTTAGTTTTAGGATTTCTTATTGGTTTGTATGTAGGTGGATGGCTGATGTTAATTAAACCAATTCTTGACTGCTATGCTGCATACGGATCAGGAGCATTAACATGGGGAATAATCGGATGGAATTTCTTGAAGTTCTGTTTTGCTGGTCCAGTGATTTGGTTTATTGCATGGGGTGGCGCAATTGTAAGACTGGTTGTAGTTAAATGGAATAAAAATAAAGAATAAGAGAGGAAAGACAATATGAGAAAGTTGACTGAAAATGAAGTAGAAATGTTAAAAGGATTAAGTGCAGATGAGATTATGAAAGAACTAGAGAATATCTATAAAGATGATAAAGATACGCTGTTAAAAATTCAGGAATGCGAAAGTATCAAAGAGTCTTTGCAGTGGATCGAGACATATCCTGCTTATGCAAAGTCTTATGAAATGTTTATTGAACATTTACGTGAAATGATGGATCGGATTGGATATTATAATGAAGCATTAGTAAATCTTCAGAAGGAATAAGAGAATAAATAAGTGGCTGAGAAATCAGTCACATCTAGCGAATTAGTATAATCAGGTAGTACACTGAGGTTTGATCTCAGAAGTATCGGTTCAAATCCGGTATTCGCCGTTGGCTCTGATTCATCTGTGATGTGGAAAGTCGCAGAACGGTGGCAAGAGGATGTAAAACTTTAAAAACAAATTTCCCATCGGATTGTTATTGCTTGGTTGATGCGCAGACTTAAGCAACAGAGCCACTTAATAAAACGTTTATGGTTTCTCATTGGTGTAATAGGAAGCACGGCAGCTCACTCTGCAAAACTTGGTTCGAGTCCAAGATGAGGAAGTAATAAAAATAAGAAGGAGTGATAAATATTGAGTGTATTTGTAACAGGCGATTGCCATGCGGATGTAAGCAGGTTCAGTAAAGATTGTTTCTATGAACAAAAAGATTTTAGCGGAAACAAGGATGAAAATTTTGTAATCATCTGTGGTGATTTTGGTCTTGTATGGCAGCGTGATTGTGAAAGAAAATCAGAGCATTATTGGTTAGACTGGTTAGAAGATAAACCATTTACAACCTTATTCGTAGATGGGAACCATGAGAATCATAAAAGAATGGCTACATATCCAGTAAAAGAATGGCATGGTGGTATGGTTCACGAAATTAGACCACATGTTCTACATATGATGCGTGGTGAGGTTTTCAATATTCAAAATAAGAAATTCTTTGCATTCGGTGGTGCAAGTTCGCACGATATTTCAGATGGTATTCTTGATTATAACGATGAGGATTGGCGAGAGAAAGCCAAGGAATTGGAAGCAAGTGGTAAATGGATGTACCGTGTAAAAGATCTGACTTGGTGGGAAGAAGAACTTCCAACTGGTCAGGAAATGCAATATGGATTGGACAAATTAAAAGAGAATAATAATGTAGTAGATTATATTATCACTCATAGTCCGCCTGCATCAGTTATTGCATTGTTAGGACAAGGCTTGTATGAACAAGATGTTCTCACGAAATATTTAGAGAATATTAGAGTGGAAACTGAATACAAATATTGGTTTATGGGACATATGCATGTCAACAGAGCAATCAATGATAAAGATATGATTCTGTACGAGCAGATTGTACAGGTATTATAAAAAATAAAAAGAAAAGAGGACAAAAGTATGGGAATCACATGTAAGTCAATTGGTAAGATGGGAAGCATTATGGCAAAGCTTAATAATGAGCTTGCTAAGGAAAAGGCAGCAGCCAAGAAAGAAACAAAAAAGAACGAGAAGAAGGAGAATAAGTAAATGGAAGAGTTATTAACAATGTTATTAGAAAATCCAGAAGTATTATTAGAGACAGCAAAAACTTATGTCGAAAAGTATAAACCAGTAGCTTATGGAGTAGCACAGGAATTTGTCAATGTATATAAGGATTATTCTGAAAATACTGAGTATCCTGCAATTGTAGCAAAAGTTAAGAAGAATATGTACGATGCTTATCTGAATGTCGGTTTTACTGAGGATCAGGCACTGGCTCTTATGATTAATGACAATCTGAAACTAATGGACAATGTTAAGAGAATTGGTAATAAGAGTAGTTCTGTAAAGAAGGAGAAGAAATAAATGAATCCAATTATGTTTCCTTTAGTTATTGTGGCGGCAATCATATTATGGTTTCTGCTGGCAGCGATTTTTAAACCTGTAGGTGCAATTTTAGAACTTCTTTGGAATGATGTCAAAAAAGCACTTAAAGGTAACGAAAAAGAAGAGAAAGAGGAGAATAGAGAGAATGAGTAAAGGTTTAATTGGCGGAGTAGGTTTAGCAGTATTAATTGCTGGTGGTCTGTTTGTAGGAATTAAGTGTACAGAGAAAATTCCCGCTGGATATGTGGGAATTGTGTACAACAGCATGAACGGCGGAGTTGATGGAGAAGTTATCACACAGGGTTGGCATTTTGTAGCTCCAACAAAAAAAGTAACTACATATTCTATTGGTATTGAACAGTCTTATCTTACATCAGAAGAAAAAGGGGATTCCCAGCGGACGAAAGTTTCTCTACTCCAACATCTGATGGTAAGTCGTTAAAAGTCGATCTTGAATTTTCATATAAATTCGACCAGACAAAGATTGCAGATACATTTATTATGTTCAAAGGACAGCCTGGGAAATCTATTAAAGATACATTCATTAAGCCCAAGATGAGAGCTTGGACACAGGAAGTAACTGCTAAGTACCCTGTAACTGATGTATTTGGTGATAAGCGTCAGGAATTAAATGAGGCGTTAGATGTTTATTTAAAACAGAAGTTCGAACCATATGGAATTATTATTGATACAGTCAACTTCACCAATATTTCCACAGATTCTGAAACATCTGCTGCAATTCAGAAGAAAGTAACTGCACAGCAGGAATTAGAACTGGCGAATATTGAAGCAAAGACAGCAAAAGTACAGGCCGATAAGGACAAGGAAGTTGCTCTTATTGCTGCAGAACAGGAAAAAGAAAAGGCTTCTATTGTTGCAGAACAGAAGAAGATTCAGGCAGAAGGTGAAGCTGAAGCTACAAGAATTAAGTCTGAAGCAGAAGCAGCTGCTAATGCTAAGATTGCAGCATCTCTTACTCCTGAACTGATTGAAAAGCAGAAGATCGAGAAGTGGAAAGGTGAAGTCCCACAGGTTCAGGGTAATGCTACTCCAATCGTAAATATGCAGTAGTAGTGAGGTGTTGACATTGTTATTTGGTTTAGTCGGTGCAATTATTGTATTTTGTATTGGTGTCGCAATAGCTCTTATAGTTTTATTTGGAGTTTTCTATTTAGCACTACGAATTTCTACATATGTTGGAAAAGTTTATTATTTATTTTCTCAAAAAGAGAATAAATTGAATGATCTTTATGATAAATTATTTAATTCTTCGTATCCAAAAAGATACTAAATTAAAGAAAGCGGCATTTCTTCGGGAGAGAATATGGTAAAAATAATTGAAACAAACCTTAGTTTGGATAAAACTGGTGCAATACGAGATCATCAGTCTAGGATTATAGAAGTGCAAGATTGGGATATATATTGTAAAGCATATGAAAAATACAATGGCGAGTATTTAGAATTTCTTTCAGAAACTATGCCAGGTGCTACATTGATGTCAAATTGCAAAGTAACAGAGCTTGTATATGATGATATTCATTTGAGTTGTATTATTGAAAAAGAAAAAGGAATATTTAAAACAAAGCGTTTGGCATATAGAGTTATTTCATTCAAAGCATAGATCTTTCAATCTTAGATCCAATCGGATCAATAAATTCCAATAAAAGTCACAACTAAATAGCGAATAAATATATGGGTGGTACAGCATACCCTTGGGTTTTTATACTCAAAAACCACTGTTTAACATAGATGTTTATCTTATAGATTTATCTTCTGTGTTCCGCCTGAAAGGGCGTTTAGATAAATGTTTATTAATAAAAATTATTATATTAGGAGGTCATTTTAAATGGCAGAGACAAAGAAAAAAGGATTAGACATTCCACAGACAAAAGGCACTTATCAGATTAGAGGCAAGGTTACTGGTAGCAAAAAAGAAAGTTTCTACACAGAAAAGATTACTAATACTGGTAAGCCATGGAGAAGTGTGAATTTTGGAGTAATGTTTAAGCCTGATATGACACTTTTCGTAGGTTTGAATGGTATGGAAAGGGACAATGTTTATTTCACAAAAAGATTAGAAAATGGCAAATTCGATAAGAAAACTATTCCGTGGAAAGATCGTTTTGCATTTGCAGAGGATGGTTTTTCATTAGTAGGTGTAAATGTAGGTGTAACTAAAACTAAGGATGCAAAAGGTAACGATGTAAATGATAGAAAGCATCTGACCGATTATGATGCCTGCAAAGAAATTTCCGATCATCTTACAGATGCAAATACCGTTTTTGTAAAAGGCAATATCGAATACAGTTCTTATCAGGATGGAGAAACATTAAAGCGCTCTACTAAATTCGTTCCTAATCAGGTTTCTCTCGCTAGAGACGTTGATTTTGATGCAGAAGATTTTACCCCAAATGCAAAGTTCACTCAGACAATTGTGTATATGGGAATCACACCAAATGAGGATAAAACCAAGTTTGCAGTAGCTGCAAAAATTGTAAATTATAACTCCATTGAAGATGTTGAGTTCATTATTACGGATGCAAGTCTGGCAAATGTATTTAGAAAGCAGTTAAAGCCATATACCTCAATTAATGTTTGGGGAGATATTTCTGTAGAAAGAGATACAACTGATGTCGAAACCACAGACTGCTGGGGCGCAAAGAATGATATGAAGCGTGTAAATAATCCGACAAAGCGTGAACTGATTATCACAGGCGCAGACCCAGAAACTATTGATACAACTACATATTCCGAGGCAGAAATTGACAAAGCAATTGAAACTATCAAGGCTTCAAAAGCAGCAGAAAATGATTTTGGTAAGCAGACAGATGGTTGGGGATCAAGCAAATTAGAAGGTGACGAGGAGGATATGGGCTGGTAATCAGCCCTTCCTTTAGCAAAACAAATAAAAACTAATATTATAAATATGGAGGAATTTATATATGGCAACAGGACGTGGTGGAAATAAAATTAAGACAAGATTAGGATTTTTACTTTATGGTGATTATGGTACATGGAAATCTAGTTTTTGTCTTGAGTCTATGAAATTAGTAAATGAAGATGGTCGTCCATTTAGAGTCCTTTTTATTGACCCTGAGAATGGTGGTGTGGATACATATCTTGATAAATATGAAGAGGAAGGTTACGATCTTAGAAATATTTATATTGTATACACTCAGTCTCTTACAGAAGTAGAGGATTTTATCAAGAAAGCAAAAAATAATGAAGATTTCTATGAATTCGATGATGATGGAAACGAGACTGATGAAGTATATCTTGATGCAGATGGTAATCCATTTAGACCAGATATGATTGTTGTTGATGGAGCTACACTTTTATATACAGCAAAGCAGCAGAGTATTATTGAATTCTCCAAGAAGAGAGCAACTGTAAAAGCTAAGAGAAATGAACTTACTGGTATGGATAAGGAAGTGGCAATTGAAGGCGCCGGTATGGAATTGAAAGATTGGAACACTTTAAAATTTGATGGACAGAATTTAATTCTTGATCTTCTTGCTTGTGGAAAACATTTTGCTGTAACTGCAAGAGAAAAAGCAGAAACAGATTCTTTTAAAGATAAAGATAACACAATTAAGATGGTAAGAACAGGAAGATTTATTCCAGATGGTTTCAAGGATGTAGGATATAACTGTAAAACAGTTATCCGTATGTTTAAGGATACCGATGGAATTATTAAAGGTCTAATCGACAATAAGGATAGAACTTTAATTCATCAGCAGAATGAAATCGTTATTGAACCATCCATTCTTGATTGGCAGGCAGCAATTACCAAAAATAAGGGGAAAAAGGATTTTATCGTTCAGAATAATATGGACGCTGCGATTTCCAAAGAACTTAAGGAAGTAGAAAAGGATAATGCAAAGTTTGATGCAGAATTCGATGAAAAAGCTGTCCCAACCAATGTTGCTTCTGGCCCAAAAACAATTGCAGAGTATCAGGATGCAATTAAATCTGCGATTACAAATCTCACACCAGTAGAAAAAAGTAAGAAGCAGACTGCTATTGTAGAAGCTGGGCTTCCAAAAGCATATCAGAAGCTCACTGATATCGATCAGTTAAAGAAATACTATGAAATTGTAACTCGTTAATTAAATGTGTGTTGTACTAGAAGAATATCTCTAGTGCAACACATAAAAACATAATATAGTGGTATATATGAGAAAAAACACGAGAATATGCACTTTTTGTCACAAAGAAATTGACATATTATCAACAGATGAAAAATTCTTTTTTTTTAACAAATCAGATTCTATCGTATGTTCGCATGATGAATGTTATATTCAATACCAGACAACTAAACGTAGAAAACCTATGACTTTAGAAGAATGTCAGAACTTCATTAAAGAAAATAAAGAGAACCCACCACAAAAAAAGAAATCAATTAGGACAGAATTGTATGATTTTATTTTCGACATGTATGACATTACGTATCTTCCAAGACAGTTTTATTTAAAATTGGATTTGATATTCAAAGGTACATATCAGAAAATTAAACGTAAAGTTCCACCGGAAGATTTGTTAGATATGTGGAAGCAAAAGAAAAATTATCTGTTAAAACAAGCTGATTATAATAGAAAAAAAGGTAATGAGATTGATAGCATGGGACAGGTTTATTATGACTTGGCAATTCTTTTATCAAAATATGATGGGTACTTAAAGTGGAAAGAACAGCAGAAAATAGCACGAATAGAACAGGAAAAACAAAAAAATGACAGTGTGGATTATAATGCTTACAAGAATGTCCCCCAGTCAAAATCAAAACAAAAAGAGAATGATGTAATAGACATTAGTTCTATGTTAGATGAAATTTAATAAGGCGGTGACAAATTGGATGTAGTATCTAATATTACAAACGAAATTCTGGTTGTTGGAAGTATTTATAAATCACCGGATTTGTTTATTGAAAATGGTCATAATATTCGCTCTAAATATGACTTTTATGACGAAGCAACAAGGTTCTTTTATGACAATGCAGAAATTATTTATAAAACAAGAAGCCAGGTTTTTAACAGAAGTGTTATCAGTACATATATGGCAGAAGATGAAGAACGTTTGTCATTTTATAAAAAGTATGGCGGTTGGAAAACATTAGAAAGTTGGATGGGGCTTGCAGTCACAGATAATTTTGGAGGATATTTTGAAGTATTAAAAAAATATTCATTATTAAGGGAGTATCAAAAAAATGGTTTTGATATTGAAAAAATCATGAAACATCCCAAGTTTGAATTATTATCTCCAATGGATATCTACAGACTAATCAGAGCAAAAGCAGATCGGATTCACACAGTAATTTTGACAAACGAAGAAGCAGAAATTCTTAATTCTAATATCAAATCTACATTAATTCATTGTATGGAAACTCCTGATCTTGGAATCCCAATGCCGTTCCCCATTATGAGCGATATGGTTAGAGGTCTTAAAACAGAATCAACAATGGCTGTTGGTATGCTTAGTAACGCAGGAAAAAGCCGTTATATGACCCTGATTATCGGTTATGTTACGTTGGTACTTAAAGAAAAAGTATATGTGTTGTTAAATGAAATGAGTATTCAGGAAATCAGATACGCATTAATTACAACGGTTATAAATAATCCTGAATTTCAAGAATTGTATGGTCTTAAACTAAAGAAAAAAGAAAAGGAACTGACCCTTGGATTGTATAAAGATAAAAACGGAGAATTTATTTATCCTCAAAAGGACGAATGGGGAGATGTAATCGAACCTATAGAGGATTATGTAAATCGTGTAGCTGCAACTTCAGAAGAGTATCAGAAAATTATGAATGTTGCATCTTGGATTGAAGATCAGACACAAGGACTTATTTTTACAGAAGATGTTTCCACGGCATATGATGATAAAACATTAGAGTTTAAAATCAGGAAAGCAAATCTTACATACGGAATCAAGTATTTCTTTTACGATACGTTCAAGAACGATTTGGCAACAACAGGTGATTGGGCAGCAATGAAAATAACAGCGACAAAGCTTACTGAGCTTGCTAAAGAGTTAAAAATGTTTGGGTATCTTTCTATTCAGCTTACAGATGATGCAAATTTTGTTAAACCAGATGAACTAACTTCTAGTAATATCGCAAACTGTAAGGCAATCAAACATGTTTTACATACATTATTTTTATTCAAGGAAATTGTAAAGTCGGATTTTCACAAATATGGATATATTACTATGACCGATTGGGGAACTAATACAATACATAACCTTGATGAAAATAAAAGATATTATTGTTGTAACACAGATAAAAACAGATTTGGTGAGAAGAAAAAACTATTATTCGAGGTCGATCTGGATAGAAATATTTGGTCAGAAAAAGGTGTTTTAGTTAGAAAATAATTAAAGTAGGTGGTTAAATGGACATTGAAGTATTAAAAGAACACATATTAGAGAATGATTTGATAGAAAAGGTTCTTGAAGAATTAGGTTGTCATCATATAAGAAAAAGAGATGGATTTATCCAGGCGGCTAATCCTGATGGAGACAATGTTACTGCCATATGTGTTTATGAGAATACAAATTTAACTACCATTAATTATACGAGGGATATAACAAATGGTAGGAAATCATCAGATATTATATCCCTCGTTGAGTTTTACAAAAAAGAATCTTTTCCATATGCAGTCAAATGGATCTGTGATGTTCTTGATATTGATTATTATTCCAATCTCGATGATGATATCCCTGAAAGTTTGAAAATGACGAAAATGCTTTTGCAAATGCAAGTATCAGATGACTCTATGTTAGAAGAAGAAAAACCGTTAAAACCTATTTCAGAACATATTTTGAGTTATTATGAACCATATGTCAACGAAATGTTCAATGAGGACCATGTGGGATATGATACCCAGCAAGAGTTCGAAGTGGGTTATGATGAAAATTCTGATAGAATAACAATTCCAATCAGGGATGATTTAGGAAACTTAGTTGGTGTTAAAGGTCGATATTTTTTTCGTAAAGTTCCAGAAAATGTTCAAAAATTTATTTATCTTGAAAAATGCGCAAGATCACAAATCCTGTATGGTCTGTACAAAACACTTCCTTATATAAAAAATAAAAACAGAGTTTTTATAACCGAAGCAGAAAAGGGCGTTATGCAATTATGGAATGCTGGATACTATGAGGCAGTTGCTACTGGCGGAAAGAAAATATCTAAATACCAGATAGATAAGCTCACAAGATTATGTGTTCCTTTGTATTTTGTCTTTGATAAAGATGTAAAACAGGATGAATTAAAAGAAATAGCTGAAAGATTTATCAGCGAAGTAGAAGTATACGCATTGATTGATAAAAATGGGATTTTATCAGAAAAAGAGTCACCAACAGATGAAATGGAAAAGTTCGAACAGTTATTAAAAAACAACGTATATAGATTGAAATAGAGGTGTTGGTTTGAATTATAAGCTAATAAACGGATCATTAAACGATGAAACAAATGTTATTGAAACAGTTCTAAAAAACAGAGGTATAAAAAATACAAAGCAATTTTTGAATCCCAATAAGACCGATACATATCCTTATGCACTATTGAAGAATATTGACCTGGCGGTAAAATGTGCAATTAAGCATATTCAAAACCATGATAAAATTCATATTCTTGTTGATTGTGATGTAGATGGATATGTGTCAGGCAGTATGATATATCGAGCATTAATAAAAATTGATCATACATTGAATATCACATATTCTTTGCATACAAAAAAACAGCATGGTCTTTCTAATGAAATTATAATTCCTGAAGATTGCCAGCTTTTGTTTATTCCAGATGCTGGAAGTAATGATGTAGAACAATGTCGAGAATTAAAAGAAAAAGGAATAGATATTATTGTTCTTGATCATCATATCTGTGATGAGAAAAATGATGCTGCAATTGTAATAAACAATCAATTGTGTGATTACCCAAATAAGAATTTCTGCGGAGCAGGAATTGTATATAAGTTTCTTGAAGCTTTAGACGATGAGCTGTGGGAAAATACAGCAGAAGATTTAATTGATGTTTGTGCTTTGGCAAATATTTCTGATGTGATGGACATGAGAGAAGTAGAAACAAGATATTATGTTACAAAAGGTCTTAGTCATATCAGAAGTAAATTATTTAAGGCTTTGATTGAAAAACAAGCTTATTCCATGAATAATGTTGTAAACATTATTTCAGTACAGTTTTATATAACACCAATTTTAAATGCAATGATTAGAATTGGAGACCAGGATGATAAAGATCTATTATTCAGAGCGTTTATTGAAACTGATGAAGTTTTTAAATATAAAAAACGTGGTGAAACGGAAGAAATAGATGAGAATATTTATGATAGAGCAGCACGTTTATGTTCAAATGCAAAAGCAAGACAGACTAAAGAAGTAACAAAAGAAGTAGCAGAAGTGGAAGCATTAATTGAAAAAAATAAGTTATATAAAAATAAAGCTCTTTTTGTAAACGTGTCTGATATCCTCGGAGAAACATTAACTGGCTTGGTTGCGATTAAAATTGCAGAAAAATATAATCTTCCTACATTACTTATGAGAAGACAGACTCCAAAAGAAAATGGAGAATTGTGTTATGGCGGTTCATGTAGAAACTTTGATAATAGTCCAATTATGAGTTTAAAAGACGAGCTTGTAAATACAGGACTTTTTGAATATGTCAGAGGTCATGATAATGCTGCAGGAATAAGCATTCCTAGAAAAAATGTAGAAGCGGCAATTGCAGAAATTAATGACAAGTGGAAAAATATTGATTTTCAAGCTCTTTGGAGAGTGGATTTTGATAAAGATGTAGAAGATATTGATATTAGTTTCATTAAATCTATTGACGATATGAAAGATATGTTTGGGCAAGGTATAAAAGAACCTTTATTACATATTTCAAATGTTCCTGTATATAAAGACTCTACTATGATTATGGGAAAAAATCAAAATACATGGAAGACTATTTATAATAACGAACTTGCGTTTGTGATGTTTAACGCAGATAGAGATAATGATGAAATTATAAAGAATTTTGAAAACAGGGAAGAAAGTTTTAGTGATCTTTTGGGATATATTAATGTAATTGGAACTGCGTCTTTAAACAATTATAAAGGAATACTTACCCCACAGATTATTGTTAGAGATTATGAATTTTTACAGGTAATCTAAAAATACGAAGGGTGGAATATAATGTCTAGTTCACTTCATAATCATACAGAATATTCTGTACTTGATGGTTTCTCACATCCGGAAGAATATTTAAAAAGAGCAAAAGAGTTAGGTTTACACGCATTTGCTGTGACTGAACATGGTAATCAATATTCTTGGGTATATTTTGATAAACTCAAAAAGAAATACCCAGAAATAAAAATGATATACGGTGTTGAATTATACGAGTGTTTTGACATAAAAGTTCAAGATTCAGATAATAAATATTTTCATTTAATCGCTCTTGCAAAAAATGAGCATGGAAGAATTGCTTTAAATGAAATCATTACCAAGAGTAATTTTAATGGGTTTTATTATAAACCTCGTGTGGATTTGGAAATGTTAAAACCATATGCTAAAGATCTAATTGTTATGTCTGCATGTCTTGCATCTAAAATTTCCCGTGAAAGCGATTATGAAAAATGTATTAACTATGTAAAAGAATATAAAAATATTTTTCCATATTTTTATCTTGAAATGCAGAGCCATCGTACCGATGACCAGGTTAAGTATAATCAAAAGATTTTACAGTTAGCAAAAGATACAGATACATTGTTTACAATTACAACAGACAGTCACGCAGCTACAAAAGAAGATTTATATTATCAGGCACGTCATGTTCAAATTGCTAGAGATAGCGACACCATTGGAGAAACTTATGAAGGTTGTTATATGCAGTCTGATAATGAAATTCATGAAATTATGGATTGTCAGATTGGAAAAGAAAATGTTGATTTAGGACTTAGAAATTCTGATATAATTGCTGATTTGATCGATGATATAGATATGCCATTTCAATCGCCGCAGCTTCCAACTTTTCCATTACCAGAAGGTTTTAACACAAACTATGACTATTTAAAATATCTGTGTGAAGAAGGATGGAAAAAACGTGGAATTGACAAAATGCAAAAAGAAGATCAAGAGAACCGAAAAAAGCGTCTTGACTATGAACTGGGGATCATTCATCAAATGGGGTTTGATGGATATTTCTTGATTGTATGGGATTTTATTAAATGGGCAAAAAGCCATGGAGTATATGTTGGTCCTGGCCGTGGATCAGGCGGTGGAGCAATTGTAGATTATCTTCTTGGAATTTCTGAACTTGATCCTATTACATACGGTTTAATTTTTGAACGTTTTCTTAATCCTGAACGTGTGTCTATGCCTGATATTGATAGTGACTTCTCTGATCGAGAAAAAGTTGTAGAATATCTGATGGACAAATACGGAGAAGATAGAGTATGCCAGGTTATCAATTTTTCGTATATTACACCTGTTGTTGCCATTAAAGACGTTGGAAGAATTTTAGGTATTCCATATAAAGTATGCGATAAAATTAGTAAGAAATTTATATATCCTACATTTGAAGAATGTATAATAAACAATCCTACATTATATGAAGAATATACTGATTATAAAGAGTTATTTGATATTGCAGGAAAAATCAGTGGAAGAGTGCGTCAGACTTCAGTTCACGCCGGTGGCGTTGGAATTGTAGACACCAAAATTACTGATTATATGGCAATGAAACTTGGATCAAAAGGTGAACATGTTATTCAGGTGGATAAGAAAATTATTGAAGAAATTGGCATTATTAAATTTGACTGCCTTGGTCTGGCGGATACATTGAACACAATTAAAGAGTGTGTGGAGTATGCGCACATAGATCCGTATGAAATTGACGTAAATAACCCAGAATTCCTTAAGAACAAAGACATGTACAAGCTGCTATGCTCGGCAGATACAAATGGTGTGTTTCAGGTTGAATCACAAGGTATGAAGGATCTTTTATTAAGACTACAACCATCAAATCTTGAAGATGTTTCGGCTGTATTGGCATTATATCGTCCTGATAGTATGGGAGCACTTGATGAATATATTGAGTGTAAACATGGAAGAAAAAAAGTTCGTTACATTCATCCAGATATGGAGCCAATTTTAAAAGATACTTACGGTTGTATTATTTATCAAGAAGAAGTTATGGAAATTGTACGTAAATTTGGAGGACGTACATATGGCGGTGCGGACAAGTTTCGTAAGGCTATTGGAAAAAAGAATCTTGAAATGATTAAAGAAGAATCAGCAAAGCTATATCAAGAAATTATTGATAATGGATACGATGAACATATAGCTCGACAGATTAGTGATGAATTATCTAGCAAGGGTGGATATTGCTTTAACAAAAGTCATTCCGCCTTGTACGCTATTCTTACTCTTCAAACTGCTTATCTTAAAACAAAATATCCTACAGAATTCTTTTGTGGAGTTCTTAATCAAAAACGTGATGATTATGGGGCATTAAATAAATATATTATTGATTCAAAAAAATTTAATGTAAAAATATTACCTCCTCATATCAATCGTTCTGATCGAATCTTTTCCGTATATAATCAGAAAATTTTATTTGGTCTTGAAGCGATTAAAGGTGTTGGTGAAAAATTCGTTGATGGGCTTATAAAAGAAAGAAAACAACGTAAATTCGACAATTTTGATGATTTCTATGATCGTATGAGGCCGTCAGTTTCTATTGTAATCAGTTTGACTAAAGCAGGTGCAATTCCTTGTAAAAACAAAAGAGAATTCCTGCTATCGTTTGCAAAATCCCAGTTTAAAAATAAAGAATATACACCTGTTTCTACATTACCAAAATTATCTGTATTAAAAGAGAAATATGGTATAGATGGCACGATAATTAAAGCGAAAGAGGATAGGTTAAAACTTTATAACACTGCAAAAATGAAAGAATTCTATCACAACCAGGAAGAAAAAAACAAGAAAGGTATTGAAGAATTTACTGAGAAATATTTGAAAAACGAACAGTTCTGGGAATTTGAAGCATTGTCTGTATTTATTACATATAATCCATTTGAAAAAGCCTATGAATTTATTGAAATGCCTTTTGAAAGTGTTGAAGATGGGAATAAAGGAATTATAGTCGGAATAATTGCAAATATTCAAAAGGAAAAGGATAGAACAGGAAAGCAGTTTGCATTTATATGGATGTATTCGGCTTTTGGCTTAATTGAAGTAACTTGTTGGCATACGCAGCTTAAACAATATGAAGATTTAATTAAGCGTGGAACTCAGGTAGCAATGCTTTGTTCCAAAAGCGATGATAAAGCAATTGTAAAAGAAATGAAGAGCTATGATCAGTGGCTCGAAGATAGACAGTTAAAACAGAGAATATCATAGTGGGGAATCAAATCTCCACTATGGATTATAAGAGGTGAAAATCTTGGAAGAAATTAAATTCAAATGCATTCCGGTTACAGAGCGTTATTATTCTAATGATTCATCATATGGAGTATTTGTTTTTCACACTAAGGATGATATCCCAAAATATGATGAAGTGCCATCCGATCCTTTTTATGGATCTGAAAACAAAGGAATGAAAATGTCTATTCTGGCTGGTAATATGCAGCAATTATACGTAGGTTCGGAATATGAAGTTGTAGCAACATTAGAATACAACAACAAATATAAAAGTTACCAGTACAAACCAAAGTCAATTGTATCTATTGTACCCAAAACAGAAGAACAACAAAGACAGTTTTTGGAATCGATTATCACACAAAGACAAGCGAATATTTTACTAGAACAGTATCCCAATATTGTACAGGATATTATTAATGGTACAGATAATGTTGATTTATCTATTTTAAAAGGTATTGGGGATTACACATATAATTCAATAAAAGAAAAAGTTCTAAATAATTATGTGATCTCAGACATTTTGGTTATGTTGCAACCATTAGGGGTTACATTCAATAAAATTAAAAAGCTAATTTCGAATGAACCTAATCCATCTTTATTAAAGGAAAAACTAATTGACAATCCTTATATTATGTTAGAAATCAGAGGTTTTGGATTCAAAACAGTAGATCAGTTAGCTTTGAAAATAAATCCTGACATTCGTATTTCAGCAAAACGAGTGTATGCATTTCTAAAATATTACCTTGAAGAATTAGGAAATAACAGTGGACATACTTGGATAGATATAGGCCACATCGAAAGTGCAATTAGAGATAACCTTATAGAATGTACAGATGTTTATAAAACTATTATCGAGAATGAAAAGAAACATGAATCAATGCTTCATATTAAGAATAATAAAATAGGTCTAAAACAATATTTTGAAAAAGAAGAAGCTATTTTTGAAATTGTTAAAGAACTAAATAAATATGACCCTTTAAAAATATCGGAGAATGAGATTGAAGCAGGTATTTCTAAATCGGAATCTGATCAAGGATTCTTTTTAACTGATGAACAGAGAACTGTTGTAGAAAGTAGTATTAAAAATAATGTGGTCATTATCACAGGATCTGCTGGTACAGGAAAAACATCAATTTCTCGTGCCATTCTTAATATATATAAGCAGGCAGGTTATTCTATTGCATGTTGTGCTCTATCGGCAATGGCTGCACAAAGAATCACGGAGGCAACAGGTTTTCCATCTTCAACTATTCATAGATTATTAGGATATGGTCCAAATGGATTTAGTTATAGTCATGAAGCACCGCTTAGTGAAGATGTAATTTTGGTAGATGAATGCTCAATGATTAATGTAGGAATTTTCTATGCGATCATTAGTGCCGTTCAAGGTGGTAAAAAAATCATTATGTGCGGTGATAATAGACAGCTTCCGCCAATTGGTTATGGGAATGTTTTTGGAGATTTACTTGAATTTAAGGAAAACTTTTCGGTTTATAAACTCACTAAAGTTTTAAGACAGGCAGAAAAATCTGGGATACTGATGGATGCTAATAAAATCAGAAGAGGAGTTTTTCCAATTAACCAGCCAGAACTTCGTATTATTAATGGTGAACTTCGAGACATGATTTATATGTTTCGTGATTCAAGAGAAGCGTTGCAGAATATTGCAATTAAAACATATATGAAGTCTATTGAAGAGGATGGGCTGAATAATACAATAATTATTACTCCAAGGCGTGAAAAATGTAATAACAGTGCATTAGAAATCAATAAAAAAATAACTGATCTTTTGTTCACAAAGTCTGATAAACACATGCAGTTTGGAGAACGTATTTACTATGTTGGATCAAAAGTAATGCAAACTGATAACAACTATGAGAAAAATGTCTTTAATGGGGAAATAGGTTATATCACTTCCATTTACGATACTGAAGTTGAAGGTAAAAATGTTATTCAATTTGATGTCGAATTTAAACTTGGCGAACAGACAAAAATGGTTACATATAATCGTAATGAATTAGATCAATTGGATTTAGCATACGCAGCAACCGTACATAAGGTACAAGGTTCTGGTTATAAAAACGTTATTATTATTATTGATATGACACATTATACGTTATTGGACACCTGTATGCTTTATACGGCTATTACAAGAGCAAAGAAAAGATGCTTATTATTAGCTGAACCAGCTGCATTTAAAATGTGTATGATGAACAATAAGAGTATTTCTCGTCAAACTTGGTTGTCATTAAGAGAATAATACATCAGGAGGTATGAACCAATGAAATTCATTTCAAGATTATTAACCCGTAATTTTACAAAGATTCCATTATTATGGATCGGTTTCAATCTACAGAAGTTCCGCCAAGATGGTCCAAAAGATTCTTGTTATTGTGAACTGCATCCTGAACTGCAGGATGATGAGCATATTATCACAGTTATAAAAGAATTGTGCGATTATATTCAAAAGAACTACGATATGGAGAAGATTGTATGACAGTAGAAGAAGCGATTTGGATTTTATACCCTAAAACATCTGCAGGTGTGATTTATCAGATGAGAGAAGACGGATTATCAGATAACGAAGTTATGAGCAAAATCAATGAAGCATGTGTACTCGCATGTGAGATTATGAAGAAATATTTGGAGGACAATAATGCCAGTTAAAACAGAAGGTAGAAATTTATTTTGCATGTTCAACGCTGAAACTAATGAAAAGCTTGGAGAAGCTAACGATGTTAAGAGTATAGATCTTACAATCAATCAAAAAGATACTGTGAATTTTAAAGGTGAACTTATGAATCGAGGGAAAAGAGGGACATGTGCTCTTAATTTCGAAAAACCGTTAGATACAGATGAACTTTGTAAAATACTTGGCCTTGATGAAGCAAAAATGCCAGATAAGTATGATATTCAGGTTTCTAAAGTTGTTCAGTGTAGAAGACATAAAAAGAAGAGAATAAACAAAAAGTGGAGAAAGAAATATGGATACAAACAGACTTATGTTACTATGAAAGGCTGGGAAATGCGTAGCAACTGTAATGGAGAAGTTGAGTTTATAAAAGATGGAGAATAGATCAGTTACGGTTAATGGTGATGCAGAAATGATTAGTTGTGGAGGTTCTTGCAATGTATCAGGATGTGTTGGTGATATTAATGCCGGAGGTTCTGTATCATGTGGAAATGTTACGGGAGATATTGATGCTGGCGGAAGTGTAAATTGCAAAAACAGGAGAATAAATAAATGAAAATCAAAAATATTAAAGATGTAGAAGCCTTTCTGGCAACAGTAGATAAGTGTAGTGGAGATGTGATCTTGACATCGGTATATGGAGACAAACTTAATCTCAAATCTAAGCTAACGCAGTACATTGCTATTGCAAAACTGCTAGGAGAGTACGGTGAAGAATTAGAGTTATGGTGTTCTGATAAGAACGATGAGAGTAAATTCTTTGAGATGTTTAGTGAATATCCTGAGATGGTGTAGGAGAATAAGTGTATGAAGCGTAAATTTGATTTTACAATTTATGATGATAAGTGTCTTTATAGGGACGTTATTCGTTTCTATCCTAGAAGTTCACATGTACACAGTTTTAATGATGATCCACCAACGAATTGGGAAAAGGTATATAAAGTATATTATTCTTGGGTTATAATTCGACAATATTATAAAAGCAATGACCAAAATAGTATCCAACCTAGAAGCACCAAAAAACTTTTTGATATGTCAATGGATGAATGCAGTATGTTACCAGATTTATCAACAATAATCAAAGATATTGTGAATACTGGTAAAACTTTTGATTATCCAACTATGGGACAACCTGCTGGTGATTGGAAAATTGAAAGAAAAAAATGTTATGATTTTGATAATAAAAAACATAATATTTATAAATTTGAGGTATTCAACAATTGGACGAATCAAGGATTTAGATTCTGGCTTAAGAAAGACGAAGTTTCACAATTTTGTGATTGGTTAGATATGGTTAATCAGTACATGTTAGAGTATGGAGAAGGTGTTTGACATGATGTGGTACGCAGAAACGAAAAGGAATAACTGGCATTTAATCCGTGGATGGGATGCTATTGTATGGTACAGGCAATATCTTCGGAATAAATGGTGGGAATCTCTTACCGATGAAGAGAAGAAAAAGTATGAAGCTGAAATAGAACGGGAGTTCCAAAAAATTTACAGATTAAAGAATGCTTGTCTGTCATATATAAACAGAGTATGTAATGAGCGATTGGATTTAATTAAGGAAATTAATGGTATTTAAAGGAGTATAAATGAATACATACACAAACATTGAAAAGCGATTATATTTTTTATCAGACGATGTAGATAATTCTTCTATTGGACAACTTACGTGGAGTATTTTATATCAAATTGCAGAAGATGATGAAAAAGATAAGAAAGAAAAGGATTATAAGAGAGAACCGATTAAACTCTATATCAATTCATATGGCGGTGCTGTTTATGATATGTGGGGTTTAATTGATGTAATCCAGAATAGTAAGACTCCTGTTTATACATATTGCACTGGATACGCAATGAGTGCAGCTTTTAAGATTTTTCTTGCTGGGCATAAAAGATATTGTTATAAACATTCTACATTTATGTATCATCAAATGCATTATTATAGTAGTGGAAAATATCAAGATCATGTTGAAGACAGAACCGAAAAAGATTTAATGAACAAAGAAATTGAAGAATATGTAATCGAAAGAACCAAACTTACCAAAGAGGATATCGATGATATTCGTGAAAAGAAAAAAGATTTTTATATTCATTCATGCGATGCGTTCAAATATGGAATTGTAGATGAAATTTTGTAGGGAGGTACGTTTATGCCAACACTTTATACAGAATTTATAAAAGATGGAACAATTACAAATGGAGCAGATTTTCTAAAGCTCTGTACAAGAAATTTTGGAATTGCTTCGGATTTAAGAGATGAACCATTATCGGTTCCTACACCTACTCATTTTGAAGTTAATCCGTATTATAAACAGCAATATGAAAAAGCCGTAAGAGGGTATAATGAAATTCAGCTGAGGACTTATGAAGAAGCAAAACAGGATATAATTGAGGCTTATAAAAGAGAAGCAGAGTCTTCCAGAAGGTATTATAAAGAATGTGTTGAAAACAACAAAAAATACTTAAAAATTAAAGAAGAAATCTTAAAGTGGATTCCTCTCACAGCTGATCATGAAGAAATAAAAAAATTTGCTTTAGATCAAATTGATTATTGCATTGTTTCAGACAGAGACCTACAAAGGTACAAACGCAGTGCAGATATGGATAATGCAGGATTATTTTGGACAGATGAAGAAGTACAAGAGTATTTAGATGATAAAAAGCAATACGAAAAAGATAATGTAAAAAGTGCGTATCAACGTTGGCAGGAAGCTATCAAAGATGCTGAAATGAAGAATCTTTGGATGAAACAATTTCTGGATAGTTTAAAAACAATTAGCGATAAAATAGAGGTGTAAAATTATATTAGATTTTATTTTAGAGAGTGGGAAACGTTTAACATTAGAAGAAAATGGAGATATGTTGAATGCTAAATTATGGACAGAAAATGGAGAATATATGGGTGAGATCAATTGGGATGTTGATTCGGTTACCGATATGTTATTCACAGAAGACTAATGAAACGTCCGTTTCAGAATGATGGTGATTAATATGAAATACATAGAAAGAAAAGACTACAATAAGGTAATTACTGTAAAATTAGTGATACCTAGCGGATGCAATGCCAAATGCCCGTTTTGTTACAATAAAGATAAACAAGTATCATATGACAAGGAACAATTTTTATATAACTTTATGGCCTCGCTTGACAATATCATTACTCTGATTGGTAACAAAAATCCAGTTTCTCTTGATATAACTGGTGGCGAGCCTACATTAGATATTGAATTATTAAAGGATGTGCTGATAAAACTAAAAGAATATGATATTAAATCTAAAGTTCTAAGAGTGACATTGACATCCAATGGATCGAATCTTAAAGCAGTTATCCCGTATATGAAAGATGTTGTAAATTATGTAAATATTTCAGTACATGATTGGAGTCCATATAGAAGAAACGAAATATTAGGATTTTGTATCGGTATCGGAGAATATACATATATAATTAAAGCTTTAAACAATATTGGAATTACAGTGTCGGCGTGTGCGGTTATATTTAGACCAATTGAAAATTTTCGGCAATGGAGGGATATGTTTATTGCTTGGGCTAAATTATGCGGGTTTATTTCTGTTAGATTTAGATGTGATGTTTTTTGGAAAGAATTTAAGATATTTGATGAATACCTTATTGAAAGTAAAAATGAAAGATGGCAATTTGATACAATAAATTATGAAGAAACAACAGATTCTCATTGGTGCAGGCTTCGTAGAAAGGATGGCATGAGGGTATTTTTCTTACATGGAGTATCGGATACATCTATTCTTACAAAAGGTATTGAATACGTAATTGATACTGATGGACATTGTTATTGTGATTATTACCGAAGAACTAAGATTGAGGACTACAAATATGAAGTAGGTAAGATATATGATGCCGTTTCAGAATGAAGAGAAGGGATAACATGTTACCATATACTAGATTAGGTAATGAAAAAAATTGGGAAAGAGCCATAGAAAGAACAAAAGAGGTTCTTTCAAAGAAAGTTAAATGTTTAAATGACGGTAAATGTTTTGATTCGATGACTGATGCTTCAAAATATTATGGATTAGCTGTTTCTACAATTGGGATTAGTGTTCATGAAAATAGAAAAGTTTTTTCATAGAAAAGATAAAGTGATGTTTGAATTTATTTTTATTTAAAAAAATAAAAAAGGAGAAGATAATAAATGACAGAAGAGTATTTTGAAAGCCATGTATTAAAATGTAGGAAATGCGGCTGTATTCCAAGAATTGTGGTGGAAAAAGATATTATCCCAAATACTAACACTAGAGGATATAGAATTATTTGTTGGGAATGCAAATGGACAGATGGAGATCTTAATAACAATAAAACAGGATTATGCAAAACACCTGAAAATGCCTTAAAAGCATGGAACAAGAAAATGAGAGGAAAATAGAATAAGACAAAAGAGAAATTTCATGAGTGCAGAAGGAGCTAAATGACGCCATATAATAAATCCCTAGAAGATGGGAAAATAAGGATTGAGAAACAATTACGACACGACAAGGAAAAATATAAAGCTGATAAACAGGTATTTTATGCAGATCCTAAGCATTGGGATAACAACAAAAGAAAAAGAGCTGGATTTTGTACATTAAGAAGTGATTACAATAAAGACAGGAACAAAAAGTTTCGTTGTTTTAGAATGAGTCATGAACTTTTTGAGATAGTAGACGATGTTGTTAACAAATGTTTATTGGATAAATGTAATGAGGGGTTTGTTCAATAGTTTTGTAGAAGCAAAGAATTTAAAAAATGATGATATGGAAGGAGAATGTACTTATGAAGCCAGCAGTATATTTTGATTTTGAAGATATTGGAAACGATCAGGTTTCTATTGATAAGAAACGATTAAAAGAAATTTTAGATGAGGTTTACCAGGCAGGATATGATGATGGTAAGAACTCACAGACTATTCCAAAACCACTTTGGACTATTACCAATACGCCACTGCCTACCACTAGACAGGAGATCACAGGAACGCCAACACCAGCCACTTTAGAAAAACCATCGTATGAACCCAATATTACTTGTGGTGATGTGAAGGCGGTACTGTTATAGGAGGATATATGAGAGTAGCATTAACAGGTCATAGACCACAAAGATTAGGACTGCCAGAAGATGAATCAGATATCGCCTGGAAGAAAATTGAAGAATGGATTATAGAACAGCTTTTTAAAATGAATGAAGTTTCTTATTTAAATGGAAAAAATTTGGAAGTTTATTGTGGTATGGCTTCTGGAAGCGATTTTGTATTTGGAACTGTAGCCGCATTAGCAAAAGTAAATAGAATTATTCCATTAGTGTTACATTGTGTTCTGCCATGTAAAAATTATAATTCATCGCATCCATTTTATAAAGACATGAAGAAGTATGCAGATGAATGGGTAGAATTATCAGATGAATTCTATAAAGGCTGTGATAATGTAAGAGATCAATACATGGTTGATCATTGTGATGTATTATTAGCAATTTGGGACGGAAACAAATCTGGCGGTGTTTGGTCTACGATTCGCAAAGCTCAAAAGGCTGGTAAGGAAATTGTTTTTTGCCCTAAAGAGGTGTTAGAACATGACGGAAATTATAGCAGTCAGAGATGTTGAAAATCATAAGATTTACATTCTTCCTACGGCAGACGATAAACCTGTGAAAGTTATTTTAGAGAAGGATGCAAAAGAATTTGTAGATGATGCGACAGTGTATACGAAAGATGCCATATATAAAGTAATAAATGAAATAAAAGCGGTCAATGGTAATTTAGATAAAGCAGTTGATAACCTTATCAAAAATCATATCAAATTAGAAGTCGTATCTATCAATGAGCGTTTCTGTTCAAAAATTCCAGAATAAACTAAAAGAATAACAATACGAAAGGAGCAAGAGATTTGCTGCAGCGTAAAATCATGATTTGCTCTAAGTATTAGATGTTAGAAATCAATAAAATCTACAATGAAGATTGCCTTGAAGGTATGAAGAAAATTGATGATAAATCAATAGATGCAATCATCACAGATCTTCCTTTCGGAATTACCAGTCGCAATAAATGGGATTCGGTTATTCCGTTTGAGTCATTATGGGAACAGTATGAAAGAATTATCAAAGATAACGGTGCAATTATTCTATTTGGGAGTGGCATGTTCACTGCTGATTTAATGGAGAGTAATCGTAAGCTTTGGAAATATAATCTTATCTGGCAGAAAACACAGCCAACCGGATTTCTAAATGCCAAGAAAATGCCGTTACGTTCTCATGAAGATATCTGTATTTTCTACAAGAAACCACCTACATATAATCCTCAAATGACAGACGGTCATGAAAGAAAAGTATCAAAGGCGGCACATCATGTAAATGCAAAAGAATCAACGGATTATGGTAAGAGCGAATGGCAGGATTATGACTCTACAAAACGATATCCGAAGTCAGTATGGACATTTGCTAAAGATACTCAAAAAGCAGCCTATCATGGCACACAAAAACCTGTTGCTCTGATCGAGGAACTTATTAAAACATATTCTAATCCTGGCGATTTGATTTTGGATTCTTGTGCCGGTAGTTGCACAACAGCAATTGCAGCTATGAACACAGGAAGAAATTATATTTGTTTCGAAAAGGATAAAGACATTTTTGAAATAGGAAGTAAAAGAGTAACAGAATATAGCAATTAACATCTAATAAATAAGAGAATAACAAATCAGAAAGGAAAAAGTTAGGGTAGCTACTAAGGACATGTCACCTTTCTGGTGAAGAAATGAACAACAAGAAAGTATTAGCGGGTGCAAAGCTTGCAGGCGGCAATCCAGAAAATGGAAGGGTTGAAGATGATTACTATGCAACTAATCCAGAAGCAGTAAAAATGTTGCTGACTAAATATACATTTGATGCACATACAATTTTGGAGCCTTGTGTTGGTGGTGGGCATATCGCTAATGCAATCAATGATTTTTATACAACCAAGAGAGAAATTACAGGGATGGATTTAGTAGATCGAGGATATCCTGGAACAATTGTTGCTGATTTCCTTACATATAAAACTGATAAAAAATATGAAGGAATTATCACAAATCCACCGTACTCGCTCGCAAAGGAATTTGTAGAAAAGGGTATGGAGTTACTGGAAGATGATGGTCAAATGGCTATGTTTCTCAAAATCCAGTTCTTGGAAGGTGCTAAGAGGAAGGAGTTATTTGACAAATATCCGCCGAAGTACATTTATGTTTTCAGAAACAGAATGGCGACTTGGAATAGTGGATTAGAGAAAGACCCAAAGACAGGAAAACGTTGGGCGACAACTATGTGTCATGCTTGGTTTGTTTGGGAGAAAGGAAGTACATCTGAACCGGTAGTAAGATGGTTATAGTATGTATGCTACTATATATAGTGACTGCCATTAGGATAATATACAATATATAGATGCAAAATTATGATGAAAGTGAATTTTGAGGAGAAAACAATATGAAAAAATGTGTAGTTTTAGAAATTGAAAGTAGAGTAGAATTTGAAAATAAAATGAACGAGTATTTATCAGAAGGGTACAAAGTAGAAGCAAGTTCTTGCAATAGCAAATATTATAAAGCAATTTTGGTACTAGAAGAAGAATAAACTGCGCTTCTGAGAAAGGTGTTCTATGGGAAACAAATGTAAAGAATGTATTTATTATCATAAATAACTTTTTTACAACTTTAGTTTGTGTGATTATTTATATTGTATTAGTTTATGCGGCGATCAAACATGGGTTTTAGGAGATAAATTATGGGATATTGTATTAGAAATGCATTTTGCGATTTTTGTGACGCCAGATGTCCTGATTACATAGTAGACGAAAAGGATTGGGAAAAATTATGTAGTAAATACCATACATGGTGTTTGTATGAAGAAATAAAAGGTATGCAATATGTAGATGCCATGAAATATATGAAAGGTTGTGAATAAATGAACGACATCAATTTATCAGATTATAAAATTGTTGTAGACCCCGCAGAACTTCAGCGAAAAATCATAGACTACATAGCATCTGATGAGTTAAATAAAATGGTTGCTTCTACTGTGTTTGAAGGTAATGAACAGTGTAAACTTGCAATTATACATGGGATGGCAATTGCAGCAATGTTAGCCAGTCGATGTACACCATATTTCATCTATAAAGATTATCTGAAAGAAGATTAATTCGCACTTTCATTGGAGAATAAAATAGTGGGTAAAGCAAAAAGAAAACCAAGACCACAGCCACCAGGTTACTTCTGGCTATATAGAGATAATTGTTGGCGGTGTAAAAACAAGAATAACTGTACTAATTGTAAAGCACTTAAACGGCAGAGAGCAAAAGATCGAGAAGAAAGAAAAGAGAATAAATGGGTGACTGAAAAATGAGACTATGAATAAAAATTTAGAATATAAAGGCTATAAAACCAGAATTACCTACAGTCAAGAAGATGATGTCTATTATGGAGAAATTATCAACATTAATGATTCTGTTAGTTTCCATTCTAAGAATATTTCCACAATCGAAGATGAATTTCACAAGGCTGTAGATGATTATATAGAGATGTGTAAATCTATAGGAAAAGAACCAAAGATAGGATGGTAATAAAATGGCAAAGTTTTCTATTCTAAAGACGATTCTTGACTCAGAGAAAATTATTACTGAGATTCAGTTATATGAAAATTCACAGAAGAGATCTCCATATATATTTGTAAACGGCAAGATGATTAGTTCATTTTCGGTAGTTCCACCCATGAATACTATTGAGTTAAGTGAGAATGGATATCTAGGAGAATATAGAGGATATAAGGTATTCCGTAATGACGATCTTAAATATGGTGAAATGGAGTTGAGATAATGGCAAAACAGTATAAGTATTATGCTTGCTGCAAGGATGCTTACGGAAACAGTATTACATATATAGGAAAAGATACTATAGAGGAAGCATACAAGAATTTAGAAGAGTTTAAAAAAGATATAGGTAATGACATAATTTTTATCGGTGTGATTAAGTGTGCTGGTAATCCATTAGGTCATATCTGCCACTTAAATACAAAGGAGTAGAATGTGGGAAAGAACAAACCAAGGCATGATCCTAACAAATGGCAGAACAAATTAGGAGATAAATGCTGTTATTATGAAGGATATAATGAACATTTTTGGTGCGAACATGGATACGATATCACTAAATGCGGTGGCAATCCTCATAATTGTTGTAAGGTTAAATATCAAATTTTAGCAAGCAGAAGTGATATTCAGAAAAATAATGGAATTGGGATTACCCATAAATATTATTAATATAATCAATAAATTCTTAGAGCAGTTTAGCTCAGTTTCCCAAGAAAACAGTTAAATAAGGAGAATGTATAAATGGAAAAATTATTATCTGCTGCAGAAGCAAAAGCTATGACAGAGCAGAGTATTGATAATTTGACATCGCAGAAAATGGTGGAGATCAACTCAGAAATTCGAACGGCTATAGACAAAGGAGAATTTTCTATTAGCGGAGATGGTACATTGACTACTACTGTTATAGAAAAATTACGAAACATGGGCTATAAAGTAAAAAATGATTCTCAGTATAACGAATCTTTTTGGAGTATTTCTTGGCGCTAAAAGTTCAGTTTCATCAGAAAGGATAAATACATATGAATTCAAAAGTATTAAAGAAGAAATATGTAGGATATTTGACTAAATCAGGAAAATATATTTCTACAGGATTATTTTTCAACATTAACAACTGGATTTATAAAATCATAACAATACCATATGGTGGAGGTGCCTAGTGAAGAATATAATACTGGATTTCATGATGGGAATGATTTGTATTTTATTAGTAATAACAGTAATTGGAATGCTTGCGCTTCCGTGTACGTTAAGTGCTTGGTCAGCAATGAGATTAAATGAAAAATGGGAGGAGAATGAAGAGAATGAGAGTAACAGTTAAAAGTATCACAGGATTTTATGGGGCATTTGTATCTATGTTTATTAGTAAAAGAACATGGACGCCTGAGTTAGATGCAGAAATTGAAAGAGTATGTGATTCTGTTTTAGACAATCACGGAAGAATCAAAACAAATGCCAATTCTAAAGATGTGGAGCAATTTAACAAATGGTTAGGAATTCTTTTAAGAATGGGCAAGCGACATATTACAGTCATTAGATTTATTGAAATTGAAATGATGGTAAAAGGTATTCATAGAGCAGGTCAGGATGATGCGGATAGCCACGCAATGAGATTTAATAATAGGATTATCCGTAATAGTACAAGATTAGCTACTTTTAGTGAAGGTGAAAAATCTACCTACTATAAAGATAAAATTCTCACCGATGGAGAAGTGTGTAGAGAATTAGGGCTTAATCTTCCGGAAGAAATTGAGCATGATGGAAAAGTATATGTTAAATCAACAAATGGATATATTTTAAAAGAATATGAGAATAACAAGGATGTTAAACGTGGTCTTTATATGTTAAGTATCCCTAGCAATTTCTTTGGTAAAATCAATCTTTGTGAATGGGGACATGTATTTAAAGAGCGCTGTGCCGATGGTGGAGCTAATCCAGAAGTAAAAGAGTGGGCAGAGCAGATTACTGAGCAGCTTACTAAATTTCATGAACAGATCACTAGGGATTATATTTTAAGTATTCAGAATTAAGATTTCTATGAGGTGCATAAGGAGAAGTAAAGTATGAAAATTTGTAAGGTAAAACCGGATTACTCAACCTGTTCTGCTTGTATGGATACTCAGGAAATGTTCAATGTGGTTGATGATTGTGGTAAATGTAAATTAAATACTGATACTTACGAATTATTGCAGATCGGAACTGTTTTTTGGAGCGGTGACTATGCAATGGTTCAAAAGGATGGAGTGATACGGAAAGTATCACTGAGCAGAGTATATGACGTTAAGGAAATTAAAATCCAGATAAATAAAGTAGATTGCTGTGAAATAGGAGCAAAATGTTAAAACCAAATTGTGATGTTAAAGAATTTAAAAAATATGGATTTAAAAAATGTAAGGGAATACCAAAAGACAGTGAATGCTATTATTTGTGTGTTGCCAGAGGTTGCAAAATGTTATTTGTAAGTAATGTGTATTTTGGTGTTTCCGATTGGAATAAAAATGATCCAAGAATTCATACAAGACCAAACTGCAGATACAGAGATTATAAAGATGCACTGGATATTATATATGATCTGATAAAAGCAGATATGTTGGTAAAAGTAAATTAAGATCAGGAGAAAGGTTAATGGATAGAACATTAAAAGCTGTATATGTGTGGATAGTGCTGGCTTTGATCTGGATGGGATTAGAGTTACTGTTATACGGTGAAATCCAGCCGAGAACAGTAGATGATATTATGTGATTTCTGTTTTTGCCATTTATTTATATGGCGGTAAGTTAGGATTTGGAGGATGAAAGCATGAGTTTACATTGTCCATATTGCGAAGTCAAGGAAAATGCAAAGATCAAAACGGTGTATGAAGCATTACAACCTATTGACGGGAAATGCCCAGATTGTGGTGCTTGGATTGATGAAGGACAGCATTCTATCAGGATTAATGGCTACGTTGATATCTATAAGGGCGCATTAAATCTCATTGAAGATGTGGTGCAGCAGGTCAATGAGATTTTGGACTATCTGGAAGTTGATACGAAGATTGACGGGGAAACACCTTATATCCAATTGTACACAAGCGAAATAATTAGAAGTTTATTTGTCCCATATGTAGGGGGAACCAGTAGATGCAATATGAAAAAAGCTCTTGATATTAAAGAAGACGAATTGAAGTTTGAAATTAAGGCAGAGCGCATGAATGGTAAGCAAAACTGAAATTTAAAGGAGAAATCAACATGAGCAAAGCATTAGATATGGCGAGAGAGCTAGTTAAACAGCTGGAAGAAGCAGAAAAAAAGAACAAAGTAAGGCTGTCAGAACTAAAGCCAGGGGAAACATTTAAAATCAATAAGTATGATTTTATCGTGCTGTGTCAAGATGATTCTAGTCAGACAACAAAAGTTATTTCAAAAGGCTTTATGGCAGAAAATGTTATGTTTGACAGAAATACAAAAGATTACAACAAATCTAACATAAAGAAAATGATTGAATCGGATATCCAGCCCATTATCGAAAGTGCTGTGGGTGCGGAAAATCTGGTTAAACATGACGTGAACTTGGCATCTGTGGATATGAAGCATGAATTTGAAAATTGCATGTGCAAGGTAAGACCCATTACCTTTGATGAGGCAAGGGAGTTTAACGGCTTTCTTGTCAATAAGAATCTGAATGATTGGGGGTGGACATGCACCCCATGGAGTACCAAAGAACGTGGTTGTAACTACTCAATTGCCGTTGTTTCTTCTTCTGGCTATATCAACTACGACAACTGCGATGGCAGCCGCGGTGTTCGTCCATTCTGTATTTTAAAATCAAATATTTTTATTGAAAAAGGAGAATAAAACTATGGAAAGAAATGATGTTTTCAACGCCTTATTTACCACTATTAAAGATTCGTTAGAATGGGCGTATGATGTAGAAAATAAGGAATATGCAAGTTTTATAGACGGAGTTATTTGTTTTGGCAGTAATCTGTTAGAACAATTAGATAAGAAAGAAAGGAGCGAAAATGGACAAAGTACAGAGAATTAAAGAGCTTATTACAGTTCTAAATGATGCTCGTAATCAGTATTATAATAACTCAAATAGTCCAATGAGTGATTATGAATACGACAATCTGTATGATGAGTTAGAGCAGTTAGAGCATGAAACGAATATTATTTATGGTAACTCACCTACCCAGACAGCAGGATATGAAGTGAAGTCAAAATTGGAGAAAGTAGCACATTCTCATCCGATGTTGTCTTTGGACAAAACCAAAGCAACAGATGATCTAGTTAAGTTTTCTGATGGAAGAGATTGTATTATTTCTTTAAAGTTAGACGGATTAACAACACTATGTACTTTTGAGAATGGCAGATTAATTCAGGGTGAAACTCGTGGCAATGGTGAGATTGGTGAATTGATCACTCATAATGCTAAAGTCTTTGATAATTTACCGCTAAAGGTTTCAAATACGCATAAGTTTGAAATCGAAGGCGAAGCAATTATCACAAAAGAAGATTTTGAAAAGATCAATAGTAAATTAGCAGAGGACGATAAGTATAAGAATCCAAGAAATCTTGCTTCTGGATCGGTACGTCAGCTGGATAGTAAGATTGCAAAAGAACGTCATATAAGATTTGTTGCATGGAAAGTGCCATATGGATTTACAAGATTTACTGATGGATTTAATTATGCAAAAGAGCAAGGTTTTGAAGTTGTTCCATACATTCTTTATAACAGTGATAAAGATGACATTAATAAGATCATTGATGAATTAAAAGCTGTCGCAGAAGAAAAATCATATCCTATCGATGGTCTCGTTATTACATACAATGATGTAGAATATGGTAAATCTCTTGGTATGACAGGACATCATCCGAGACATTCCTTAGCATTTAAATTTTATGATGAGGAAGTTACAACCACATTAAAAGATATTGAATGGGGAATGGGTAAGACTGGCGTTTTAACTCCTGTTGCGGTCTTTGAACCCGTGGAACTAGAACAGACAATTGTTGAAAGGGCTTCATTGCATAACATTTCTATTATGGCTGATCTTTTACATAAACCATTCAAAGGTCAGGAAATTGGCGTATGCAAGAAAAACCAAATTATACCGCAGGTGACATGGGGAGAACATTCAGATAATAATTCTGATGTATCATTTATCTCCATTCCTGATACTTGTCCTATCTGTGGTCAGCCTACAAAGATTGTAAAAGACAATGATACAGAGGTGTTGTATTGTACTAACCCTGACTGCAAAGGAAAACTTCTTGGTAAACTTACCCATGCAGCGAGTCGAAATGCACTGAATATTGAAGGATTATCAGAATCTACAATAGAGAAATTCATTTCACTTGGTTGGTTGAATTCCATTAGAGATATTTACTATCTAGCAAATTACGAGAAGAAAATGAAAACACTTGAAGGTTTCGGACCAAAATCTGTAAAGAAACTTCTTGAATCTATAGACGAATCTCGTAATACAGATCTACAAAGATTTCTTTATTCTTTATCTGTTCCATTGTTAGGAAAGTCAGCAAGTATGATGATTGCAGAAGCAGTCGATTATGATTTTGGTTTATTTATGCAGACCATGACTATTACAGGTGCTAAGTATTTTAAATATATTCCTGGAATTGGCGGTGTATTAATTAATTCGCTAAATGATTACTTTAGCAAACATTGCTCTGATATTTTTGAGTTATCTCATGAATTTGTATTCAATAATCCAAAGTCTGAGTTGCCACAGTCAACAAATACGTTAGAGAGTAAAACATTTGTTATCACTGGTAGCGTGAATCATTATCCTAATCGAGATGCCCTTAAAGCAGACATTGAAGCTCATGGTGGTAAAGTAGCAGGGTCAATCTCTTCTAAAGTTTCCTATCTCATTAATAATGATATCACTTCAACATCATCAAAAAATCAGAAAGCAAAATCTTTAAATATCCCTATTATTTCAGAAGATGATTTTATCAAAATGTTACAAAAGTAAGGAGAATAATAATATGTCAATGGATATTCAATTAAATAATGTTCAGGATGTTGTGTTATTTGTAGCACAGTGCAATGAATATGTAGAGAATATAGATTATAAGTTTGATCATTATATTGTAGATGCTAAATCACTCATGGGTGTAATCTCAGCAGGATTTGGAAGAAAATGTAATGTATCAATTAATACAGATAATTCAGAGTCATTAGACAGATTCATGAAAGATATGAAGGTGTGGAGGGATAATTTATGATTTTTATTGCAGGAAAGACCTGTAGTGGAAAAACAAGGATTGTAAATGAACTTTGCAAAAAATATGGATACAAAAAAATTGTAACATATACTACAAGACCGATTAGAAAAGGAGAGAAGAATGGTATAGATTATCATTTTATCTCCAATGAAGAATTTCAGGAGAAGATAGATAGTGGATTTTTTGCGGAATATAAAACTTATGATACAGAATTTGGTCTTTGGTATTATGGCGTATCTGCTCATGATATTTTGGAAGCTGATAGCAAAAATGTTGTCATTGTAACACCCGCAGGATTTAATGATATTACAGCAAGATATCCGTCCCTATCTTATCGGCTGCTTTATATTTATGCCAATACTTCATCAATCAAAAGAAGACTAAAAAAACGTGGTGATAACGATAAAGAAGCCGAGAGAAGATTTGAAACTGATAGAGAGGACTTTAAAGGGTTTGAATCTAAAGCTGATAGAATTTGTTACAACAATAATGGCAATGACAGCTTTGAACAGGTAGTCACTTATATCAAAGAATATTTAGAGGAATACGGTAGATGAAAAAGAAACTATTTTTAGATTTTGATGGTGTAATTGCAAATACTATTGAAGGAATTACTTCTTTATATAATGAAGACTTCGCTGCTTATCCTGATTACCAGTACGTACCTTGGTGGAAAGTAGAAACATGGTGTTTTAAAGAATGTGACTGTGCTACATCCGATTATATTGATCACTATTTTAATCAGCAGCGTTTCTTCGACAGATTAAACTTTATGCCATGGGCAAAAGAAGTTATTTCAATTCTCTGTAAAGCCTATGATGTAACAGTTGTATCTCATGGGTATTCACCTAATTTACTTCTTAAAGAAGCTTGGATCAAAGCTCGATTCCCTGATATTAAATTCATTGGTGTAGATTTAGATAAACATAATGATAAATCGTGTGTAGATATGTATGGCAGTATCTTTATTGATGATAATGCCAACAATCTTAAAACATCCAACGCTCAGTATAAATTCTGTTTTGGTGATTTATATGAGTGGAACAAAGATTGGTATGGAGAAAGATTATATAACTGGACAGACGTATATCTTAAGCTGATTGGTGGTGATATTAAGTTTTGATTACCAATTCAGAAATGCTTGCAAAGGAATTACTCAAAGAAAATGGACTCATCACTGTAAAGTTTAATAATAGAGAATATATTATTGAGAACATCGGTAGAATATTTGGATGTGGTGATACTCCAAGTTCTCATAGATGTTTGAATATTAGAGAAACAGGAAGTGGGTGTTTATTGAGATGACAAAGAATGATAAGAGATTACTTATTGAACTAATCTGTGAAAAACAGACCAAGATGATTGCAAAGGATCATACGAAGTATTCTTCAGAAAAGTATAAGCATTTGGAGAGACTTAAAGTGATGATCAAAGATATGTGAGGTGATACATAATGGCAGATATTACCATGTGTCTAGCAGAAAAATGCAAAAAGAAAGATAAATGTTATCGATGTACAGCAGTTCCAAATTATCACCAGAGTTGGAGTGATTTAACGAATTTCTGCAATGAAGATAATAATTATAAATTTTTCATCGAAGATTGGCGAACAATCGTAGATGCATGTAGGAAATAGGAGGATAAGAGATGCAGGTTATTAAAAAAGATGGCACTTTAGAAGATTATAATGAGCAAAAAATTATTGATGCTTGCAATAAAGCTGCTAAGAGAGCCATGATTGAATTATCAGAAGATGATTATGCAAAAATCGTAAATGATGTTTGGGCTAAGATCGAAGAAAATTATGATGAAGACACCGATATCGAAATCTATGATATGCATAATATCGTGGAAGCTGTTTTAGAAGAAGATTTTCCAACAGTTGCCAAGATGTATAAAGAATACAGAAATTATAAAAAAGACTTTGTACATATGATGGATAAAGTGTATGAGCGTAGTCAAGCTATCCGATATATTGGAGATAAAAGTAATGCTAATACAGATTCAGCTCTCGTAGCAACTAAAAGAAGCCTTATTTATAACGAATTAAGTAGTGAATTATATAAAAAATTCTTTTTGACATATAATGAAAAACAGGCTGCAAAAGATGGCTATATTTATATTCATGATAGATCTGCTAGACTTGATACTATTAACTGTGATTTATTCGATGTTGGTGCAGTAATGCGCAATGGTTTTGAGATGGGGAATATCTGGTACAACGAACCAAATTATCTTGACACAGCATTTGATGTTATGGGAGATATTATTCTTTCTACAGCAGCACAACAGTATGGTGGCTTTACTGTTCCTGAAGTAGATAAAATTCTCGAACCTTATGCAGAAAAATCATATGAGAAATATAAAAATGAATTTTTTGATACTATCAACATGGTTGAAAAAACAGATGGCGTATACTTAGACACGTTAAGTAATGTCAGTTTTGAAGATGCGGCAGATAAATATGCTACTAATAAAGTTTCTCGTGATTTCGACCAGGGGTGGCAGGGCATTGAGATGAAATTAAATAGTGTAGGCTCAAGCAGGGGGGATTATCCTTTTGTTACGATGACATTAGGATTAGCGACTTCTAAATTTGGCAAAATGGCAGCTATTTCACTTCTTAAAGTTCATTCTGAAGGTCAAGGAAAGAAAGGGTTCAAACGTCCTGTTTTATTCCCTAAAATTGTATTCTTATATGATAAAGATTTACATGGAGATGGATTAGAAAAATATCCAAGTGCAGATGTATTTAATGCTGGCATTGACTGTTCCAGCAAAACCATGTATCCTGATTGGCTTTCTTTGACTGGTGATGGATATGTTGCCTCTATGTATAAAAAATATAAGAAAGTTGTTAGCCCTATGGGTTGTGTTGATGGTAAAGAAATTATTACATATAAATTTAATAATAAATTATTTGTTGAATCTTTCGAAAGAATGTGGAATAGATTATCTGATACGTTTGAACCTAAAGAACAAATTAAAAATCAGCCTCATTTGTTTATGGATTTAAAAAATGTACAAATTTATGATACAGAGAAAGGATTCGTAGACACAAAAAGAATTATTAGAAATGTATCTGATAATTTCATCGATATTCATTTATCAAATGGTAGAAGATTATTATGTACAACTGATCATCCATTTGAAATTATTAATAAGGGAATTGTAAAAGCTGACCAGTTAAAAAATGGTGATAAAGTATTAATCAACTCTAATCAATATAACGAAGAAAATATTATTTTTAATGCAGATAAGGCGTGGCTATTAGGTTTTATGTTATGCGATGGGTGCTATCAGAATAATCATATTTTTGCATCTATTGCATTAACTGGAGAAGATGAAATTGAAAATAAATTTCATAAAACTTTTCCTAAATATTTTGGCATTAAAACAAAAACTGTAATTCAAGAACGTGGGAAAAAAGGTAACTATAAAGATTTGTGTGCCATAGGAGATAATAACAATAATTTACAAAATGCAATTAATTATTTTTCAACAAAATTTGGTGGTCTTAATAAAATGAACAGACATATTCCAAACGAAGTATTTTCATGGAATTATGAAGCTAAACTTGCATTTATGGCAGGAATGATTGATGCTGATGGATACATCAATGAAACTTCGCATGGTGGGTCTGTTGTTCAAATTGGGTCAACAAATAAAGAATTGGCATTGCAGCAAATGGCGTTAGCGCAAGCGATTGGAATCCCAGCAAAAATTTATCATAATCATTATACAAAGAAAAATCCCAATTCTATTAGATATAGAGTAGAATTTTATGCGATTGATGAATTATTGCCATACATTGTTTGCGAAAAGAAACGCGAACATTATATTGAAACATGTTCTGAGCATTATAATGTAAATGCAGAAATTATAGATGCTCTTCCTGTTAATTTAACTATGTACAGTTATGATGTTATGACAGAAAGTGAACATTTTGAAGTAAGTGGTGTTTATAGTCATAATTGTAGAGCATTTTTATCTCCATGGTATGAAAGAGGAGGTATGCATCCAGCAGATGAAAATGACGTACCTGTATTTGTAGGTCGTTTTAATTTAGGTGTTGTTTCTCTCAATTTACCAATGATTTTAGCAAAAGCTCGTAGAGAGTCAAAAGATTTCTATGAAGTTCTTGATTATTATCTCGAATTAATTCGTGGACTACATAAGAGAACATATGATTATATCGGAGAACTTAGAGCAAGCGTAAATCCAGTTGCATTTTGTGAAGGGGGCTTATATGGTGGACATTTAAAGCCTGATGAAAAAATTAAATCAATTCTTCCTCCAATGACAATGAGTTATGGTATTACTGCGTTAAATGAACTACAGAGACTTTATAATGGCAAATCCATTAGAGAAGATGGGCAGTTCGCTTTAGAGGTTATGCAGTACATTAATAATTATGTGAATCGTATCAAAGAAGAAGACCATATTCTCTATGCAATCTACGGAACACCTGCCGAATCCCTCTGTGGTTTGCAGGTTGAGCAGTTCCGAAAGATTTATGGAATTGTTGAAAATGTATCCGATAAGCCATATGTAAGTAATTCATTCCATTGTCATGTATCTGAACAAATGTCACCAATTGAAAAACAGGATAAAGAAGGACGTTTCTGGGATTTATTTAATGGTGGGAAAATTCAATATTGTAGATATAATCTTGGATACAACAAAGAAGCTATTAAGACACTTATTCTTAGAGCCATGGATAAAGGTTTCTATGAAGGTGTAAACCTTGCCATGTGTTACTGCGAAGATTGTGGTTATCAGCAGGTAGAAATGGATGTGTGTCCTAAGTGTGGTAGTAAAATGATTACTAAGATTGACAGGATAGAAAGCCCGTTTGTCCTGTATAAATAGGTTAAATTGCGGAGACTCCCTAAAGCCTCAAGAAGCTACAACGTAGTTGGAAACGACAAGCGTGAATGCGGAACAACGAAAGTACATACCATAAAAATTCTTGGGATTGGGTAATCGAGTATGGAAGTTACTCAAACGCAGCGAAACTCCTTAACAGACAATGCTGATGGAGGACGTTCAGAGACTATAATCCTACATTGATTGTATAGTCCAAACCGTTTGCTCACTTAAAATATTACGAAAGTAACGGTATTATAGATATTGGAACGGCTATCTAGGCTTCACACGAGTTCACGGAGAAACCCGATATAATGAAGCAAAAAATGCAGAAATTGCAGATAGAGTGAGCATGTGATAATAAATTTTAGAAACATAATAGGTGAATTTTTTATTACTAATGAAGGATATAAAATTCAAATAATTGATTATGTAGATACAAAAAATGTATTAATAAAATTTGTAGTGTAGACCAGAAATACAAATCTGGTCTACACTACAAAACATAAAGAATGGTCAAGTAAAAAATCCATTACATAAATCAGTTTATAAACATGGATATTATGGCATAGGTAAATACACTGCAAGAAAAAATAATATAAAAACAGAAGAATATACAAAATGGTTTAGTATGTTTGTTAGATGCTACGATGAAAAATATCAAAATCGCCAACCAACATATATTGGTTGCAGCGTGTCTGATGATTTTTGTAATTTTCAAAATTTTGCAGAATGGTATTCTCATTACAGATATGATTGTAAATATCCATTAGAAATTGATAAAGACTTATTATATGAAGGTAATAAAATATATTCTCCAAAAACATGTTGTTTATTGCCAAAAGAAATAAACTCAACATTAAATAATAAAAGACACGATTTAGATACAATGAAGTACCTATATGAAAAATATAAAATGGATGTACCATATTACATTCGTACAGAATTATATAAGCTTACAAAGGAAGTACAACCTATATGAATTATCATAATATCACACATGATGATATGAATAATGGAGATGGTCTGAGAGTAGTATTGTGGCTCTCAGGCTGCAGCCATCATTGCTATCAATGTCAGAATCCACAAACTTGGAATCCCAACAGTGGTATTTTATTCGATAATGAAGCAAAACAAGAAATGTTTAATGAATTATCAAAAGATTATATTTCTGGCATAACATTGTCTGGCGGTGATCCTCTTCATGAAAACAATTTATCTGAAGTTTTATCTTTAATCGAAAAAACACGCAATTCATTTCCAAACAAAACAATCTGGCTATATACCGGTTATACATTGGAACAGATTTTACAACCATTGCTTATCAATACAATTCCAACAGAAGAGGAAGAAAAGCGTATTGACATTGTAAAAATGGTAGATGTTCTTGTAGATGGACCATATGTAGATGCACAGAGAGATGTGACAGCTAAATGGCGTGGCAGCACCAACCAGCGTGTCATCAATATTCCAGAAACATTAAAACAACAAAAGGTGGTCTTATATTGTGACTAAAGAAGATGTTCATAAAAAAGACATCCTTTACTATGCAAGAGCAATTCCACAGACAGGAATTTTTGAAGTCTGTGAACTAATTATCCGCACTGTGGAAGATGATTATTTTGTAGGGAGTGATAAGCGTGATCGCCACGCTTACCTCCTACATTATACTGACTTAGACAAGATTGTGTTCAAAGACAGGAAAACAGCTTTGAACAAAGTAAAGGAAGCAGAAAAGAACCGATCAACAGTGAAACACGAAACATATTATGAAGAATATTAAGAGGTGAGAGTACGAGTTTTTTAATTGATAAATTCAAAGGAGTCTACAGAATTTTGGCTCCTATTGACCTGAGCAAAAATGACTTTCCACAAAAACTAAATGGTACATATGAAGATATAGACCTATATATCGCTTGCCAGAATAACATTCAGATTTTTTATCAAGGAAGAAATGTGCTACAGGCATACATCCCTTCTATTGGTCGTGGCAATAACATTATCAAAGCAATCAATGAGATTGACCCAAGTATGATTTTCAACATCAGAAAAACTGATGCAGAAGTAACATTCGAATTCAAGTTTGTCGATTCTGACAAAATTATCCCATTATTAAAACCTAGAACAAGTGGCGCTGGCATTAGTCCTCATAGTCCAAGGAACTTACAGAAAAGCACCTATATTATTCCAGACGAAGATTTAGCTGACTACAAAGAAATCGTGGCTAAATTACCTCGTGAGCGCATTTTAGAACTAACGCATAGCACGAATTCATTTTTGAAATCATTAGTCACTAAAAAGCTTACTTGGGAACAGCTTCGTGCCGATATGAAGCTAAAAGGATTAAAAGGTAAAGAATATATTCATTCTATCGGTAAGTGGGATAAGTACATTGCGTACTTAAATAAAAATATTATGGAGAATAAGTAAATGGAACTGAGATTACATAAAAATGTAACTCCTGACATGCTTATCAAAGCTGGCTTCAAGCCATCCTATTCATTAAAGAATATTTTTCGTTTTAGAGAAAGATTATATAAGGATAGCATTACGCTGACCATCAAAATTGATCTCGCAGACGATGAGTTTCCTATTGAATGGGATGTACTTGATGCTAATACAGGAATTACATATACGACATTCTACTATACACCTAATACCTGCAGAGACCTCGTAAGAGAAGAAGTTATTAGGAATTTCAATGAGGTTGTCACCGAATTAGATAACAGAAAAATTTTATACATGGAGGAATAGAATATGGAGAATATGAGAGTAGCAGAATTCAAAAAGGTTAGCTTAGAACAGTTTAAGAAAGATATGACTGATGCTTTTGGTCACAAATATTTTGACGAAGAAATTGAAGAAATGTACAGCCATATCAAACTTCCTATCAGAGCAACTGCTGGCAGTGCAGGTCATGATTTCTTTGCACCATTTGATTTTACCATTGAGCCAGGTGAAACATTAAAGATCCCTACCGGAATTCGTTGTCAGATTAAAAATGGTTGGTATTTAGCACTTTATCCGAGATCTGGTCATGGATTTAAATACGGCATCAAGCTAACTAATGGGGTTGGGATTATAGATAGTGATTATTACTATTCTGATAACGAAGGTCACATCATGATTAAACTTGCTAACGATTCCTGCATCAATAAAACATACAGTGTTCCACAGGGACAGGGATTTTCTCAGGGTATCTTTATGCCGTATGGTTTGACAACGACAGACAATGTAACCGAAGTTCGTAACGGTGGTTTCGGTTCAACCACTGATATTCATGAAGCTGCACTCAGAGGATAAAAATAAAATAAATCTGAGAATATAAATATGTCGGATGGTGGAGTGAGAGATAGGATATGGTATCCGTGTTCGATGAACAGTCGGTGGTTCGATTCCATTCAGCTCCTTTTAGATATCCGACTTGCTATAAGGCTGTAAGAGGTTTTATAGCAATTGCGCTGACGAGCGTTTATATATAACAGCCAGTCTGGTTAATACACATACGAAAGGAAGTTATAAAAATGGTTAAATTACTTACCACAGGGATGCTTGCGATATCCCTATCATTATGTACGCCTGTCTTCGGGCAGGCAGAAGAACTTAATACACTAATCGAGGAAAACTACACTTATAAATACGCAACATCTGCCAACGTCAATATTCGAGAGGAACCGAACACAGACTCTACTATTTTAGGAAAGACTCTGCTAAATACAGAATTTCAAGTAGTAGAAGATATAGATGGTTGGTCCAAGATCACAACCGAGGCGGGTTACGCTTACATAAAATCCGAATATTTGTCCGATACAGAAACTGAATATATTCCATTAGGAAGGTTTAAAGTTTCTCACTATTGTATTGAACCACATAAACATATTTGTGGTACAGGAACAGGTTTAACCAAGCTTGGTACAAAAGTACATCCTGGTTCTTTAAGCGTAGACCCACGTATCATTCCTTTAGGGAGTACGGTTATGATCAACGGAGTAGAATACATTGCTGAAGATACTGGTGGTGCTATTAAAGGTAACAAAGTAGATATGGCAGTAGCAACACATAAGGAAGCACTGCAAAAGGGTGTGTATTATGCTGAGATATATTTGAAGGTGAAGTAAATGAATGAAGTCGAATTACAAAATAAATTGAATTTAACCATAGAAGAAGCTGCACAATATTCCAATATTGGAACAAAAAAAATACGTGAACTTACAAAAGATAAAAGCTGCATATCGTTTATTTTAAAAGTCGGAAATAAGACTTTGATAAAAAGAAAAGCTTTTGAAGCATGGCTAAATAACCAATATTATATTTAATTTGATTAAAGAAGGGATAAGTGTTATATTGTTGATATGCAAGTATAACTTTATCCCTTCTTTTGAGTATAAGGAGAAAAAAGATGGGAAAAGATCTAATAGGAAAAGAGTTAGGAACAGGAATAAAACAAAGAAATGATGGTAGATATGAGGGGAGGTACGTAGATAGATTTGGTAATAGAAAATCAATATATTCAGCTTCTTTAAGGGAGTTAAAAACAAGACTTAAGAATTTACAAGCAGAGGATATATTGGAAATCTCCATCAAAAAAGATCTAACAGTGAATGAATGGTATAAGATGTGGATGGACGAATATAAATGTGCGCCTATTAGAGTATCCACAAGAACGTATTATCGGCAAATTTACGAATCTAAAATAAAAGATGCAATTGGATCAAAAAAGTTAACGGATATACAGCAGATTGATGTCCGCCGTCTTTTAAGGGGGTTAAAGGATCAAAATTCCAGTTTTGAAATCTGTGATAAAGTTAAAGCGATATTAAATGATATGTATGATAAAGCTATATTGAACCATTACGCAAAAGAGAATCCAGCAAAAGGCATAAAGTTAATAAGAGATGAAAAAAGTGACCCAAAAGTATTAACAGTAGAAGAACAAAAAGCATTCTTTACATGCTGTGCAGGGACGTTTTATGATAATGCTTATATAGTTCAAGTAAATACTGGATTACGTCCAGGTGAACTTTTTTCATTAAGAGAAAGTGATATAGATTTTATTAAAAAAACCATTCATGTTACTCGAACATTAACGTATTACAAATTTGAAGAACTTGGCGATACAAAAAAAGAATTCCATTTTGGCCCACCAAAAACAAAATCGAGCATACGAGATATACCAATTAATAAGCAATGTGAGATTGCATTAAAAAAACAAATCTTGCAAAAGAAAGTAGTCGAAGAAACAACTTGTAAAGAAGTAGATCCTCAATTTGCAGATCTATTATTTACAACGAAATATAATATGCCACTCAATGTACAAACTTACGTGGATTCCATTAAAAGAATTGTAAACGAGATTAATCTTACTAGATTCCCATTAGATTACATGGAACCATTTTCTGGTCATACATTTAGACATACGTTTGCCACAAGATGTTTTGAGGCTGGGATAAAACCTAAAACAGTGCAAAAATTCTTAGGACATTCAGACCTGTCAATGACCATGAATTTGTATACTCATGTATTGGAATCATTCAAAGTATCACAGATGGATTTATTAGACGAATTTAATGATAATGTCTTAAATTCAGAAGAATCATACCCATTTAAAATAATAAGGGGTAACATGGAAAGTGGCAATAAAGTAAGTAAAAATATAGTATGATTTTGTGGCTAAAACGTGGGGTCAAGCGTGGGGTCAGACACTAAAAATGGGGTCAAATATATACAAGAAACCTAGTGTTTATGCGGATTTGCTCCAATACATTGTATACAAACTGGCTGAACTTCTATGTATATCAGATGACACCGTATCTGCTGGATGATGGGGAGTAATGTGATGGTCTGGTTCCTGTACCGACGGGAATGGCAGTTTATGCTCTTCACACAGGTGTTCTTCACCTGCGTCAGTGGGTGATAGGCTGTCTTGGGTCTTGGAAAGAAAAAGAACAATATATGCAGACATGACACAGAAATCGTAAGAAATCTGCGCCGTGGCTGCATTTTTTATGTACAAATATACACAAAAGTGCTATAGTTGTAGAAAAATAAACATTTACCTATTGAGTTTGAGGGTAAATGCGGAGAGGAGAGTAATC